TCGTGAGCAGTTTGGTCCTTCATGGTACTACTATGACTATCGAGAATTGGTTACTGAAATCAATAGATTAGGATATCGTAGCACCACAGTGGTTCCTCCTACTACAGGAGATTATTTTGTTCACTTGGGTTGTAGCAATACATTTGGTCAGTATCTACATGAATCAGACAGAGCAAGCAATCTTGTAGAACAAGCAACTGATACACCAGTGATAAATTTGGGCATACTGGGCAGTGGAGCAAACATGATTGCCCAGAATATGCAAAAGCTTTGGTTCACAGACTATGCTCGACCACGTGCTATTATTGTGCAATGGCCATCAATACACAGAATGACATTTCCAAACAACACAGGCGTGACTCTTGCAAATATAAGTCGGATCGACAAAAGCCAATTTAAATATTTTGCCAACGATCTTATACAAGAAGGTGTATATGAAAATCAAGCATATCATGCTTTCTGTATCATAAACAGCTTGGGAGTGCCTGTGATAAATTTTGCACTTGAAGATTATATAGCTGAGTTTTATGATATACCCAGTTTGGAGTCAATCTCACAAGATCGAGCAAGAGACAATCTACACTGTGGCCCGCAGACAAACAAAGAAATTTACAAACACATAATCAAAGAGTTAAATACAGTATGAAAACAAAAGACGAAATAATGACAGAAATTCAAACACTGATTGAAGAAAACATCAATCCAGCTGTAGAATCACATGGTGGTATGATTGAACTAAAAGACTTTGATGAAGAATCAGGTCGTGTGCTGGTTCTACTACAAGGTGGATGCTCAGGTTGTGCTAGTAGTTCAATTACTCTTAAAATGGGTGTTGAAAATATGCTAACACATTATATTCCTGAAATAACTGGTGTAGATGGAATGGACGATCCTAACTATAATGATCCATATTACAGCCCTGGTATGGGTGCTGGTTATGGAGAATATTATTAATTAAATGGCGTGTTTTGGACGATCGCATCGTTTGATATCAAACGACGGGTCGTATGGGTCCAAACGAAGCGGTTAGGTAATAATTTCATTTATATACAGTTCTAGTATACGTGTACTGATCAAGTATGATTCTCTACAAAACTTTCAAATTGCATATCTAAAACCATTTGCAAAGTATAACGTGGAGCATCTGCATAGTTATTGGCCATATGCCATATGTCTTGATTAAAAGCATACACAGCACCAAAGTCCCAGTCTTTGACTCCGTATATAAGTCCATCTTCCCAAAGATGCTCTGTGGGTGCATATTCTGCTCCAGGTGTGGGTATAGGACAATACAAGGTCATCCAACGCAATGGTGAATCACGATGTGGATACATTGCAGTTAATGGTTTTATCCTTGCAAAGTTTGCTGGATCTTGTGAGGCTGTGCCTACATGATCTTTTACTATGTTTTCAAACCGATCTATTATAGGATGATCTTTTACATATCTAATGTCAATGTATTTGCCTGGTGGGCCTGATTGTTTTGACCAATCTATTTCTTCTTCACATATTCTATATAATTCTGCTAGTTCTTTGTCATCAACACGCAACCACGGAAGCTTCTTTACACAATGATCAAATATTTCTTGTGGCCATTCACTTTCTGGTATTACTTCACTGCGATCCATTAGCACTTGTTTATCACGCAAACTGTTAAACCAACTGGTAGGAAATTTTCCTGGACCTACTTGATTCATTTTTCTTTGCCCTTGGAATCTTCCACGGGCTTGCTTTCCTTGCCAGATATTTGTTTCTATATTTTTCATTCTTCTTCCCTTGATAACCTGCCAGGAATAATTAAATTATTCTTTTGCATCCAAAAATCGTAATTACTAATATTAAATTCAAATCTATTTAACACTCTTACATCAAGTATTTCTTGTTCATGTTGTCCTCTTTGATGTAGTGTTAGCAATTGATCCATTAATACTATATCTCCTTCTTCCCACCAATGTACATATTTGTATTCTTCATTAAAATAATGATCATAAACTTTATCCCAGATATCACCTACGTCACTGAATAGTTTTGCACTGTTCAGTGGATTAAAGAATATACCTTTTACTCCAGCTCGATTGGTTTGTAATAACCATGCTCTAAATACACCAGCTCCTAGATTCATAGCTGTTTTTTGAAAATCTTCTATTCCTTCTGCCCATCCGTCTGGTGTTATTCTATATTGTCCATATGCTAAATGTAGGTCTCTAACAAAGTCAGGATCCATATCTGCTCTGCAACGTGCAGTATTTAAAAATTCAGTTGATGTATTTTTACAGCCTTCCCATCCTTGTAAACTTACTCCATCTGGAAAACGTATATGATTTAGATTACTATGCCATAATAATTTTCCTTTTCCAAATATACCCGAATGTATGCCGTCCTTATCTTTTTTGCCGGTTACCCTTTGTATAGGATAATCGTTGGGCTTATCTTTATAATCTTCTGGCCACGGATAACCAGATGCCCAGTATTCATCTCTACTTGGTAATTCTGATGAAAGGCCACTGCCTAAAAATTCTATTACCTTTTCGCCAGTGTTGTTCCACCATAAGCTTTTCCAGTTGCCAATACTTTCTTCACTTGCAACACCATTCTTACCCCATCCTATATTGTGTATTAATCTAGCATGATGATATGTATCTTTTGGCTGATCTTTGAAAACTAAAATTAATTTTTCCATTAACCATTGTCTAATTTGTGAATAATCATCTACAGTGAGATTGGTAATATCCACATTTTTAACTTGCCATGCATTACCTTGGTCTATTGGTTCTATGTGTATTGTCATATTAAATTTACTTATTATTTCTCAAAATTATTCTGAACCTAAATTATTTAAAAAACCTCTTAATGCACTTGTTGTTGTTTCAGCTTTTATCTTGCCTACCGAGTCACCATCACTAGGATCTTCTGTAGTATCTGTGTGATCAACTTGTGTTTGGTTGCCACGTTTAATTTGGTCAAACACAGTTGATTTACGTTTTTCAAATTCTTGATATTCTTCATCATCTCCTAGATCACGTATACGTAAACTATCCACATCAAACTCTAAATCTATTTTACTATTAACACCACTACTACTACGTGTTTTCATAAGTTGTATTTGATACCTGCCACGTTCACGCATTGCTCTACTTGTAAAGATGCCTATCAAGTTGTCTGCTGTATTAATCTTCGATATACCGCCACTAATATGACTATGGTCAAATTCTATCTCTTCTACACTTGCCCTATTCAACTGCGATGCAGTTACAAATACTGTTTTTAGTTCCATTGCTAAATTACGTAATTCTTCTGATACATATTTGTCTTTTACAAATAAGTTCTCTGCACTAATCTTTTGACCAATTGGCATCATTAAATCTAAATAATCAACTAGTACAACATCAACTTTTTTTCCAATTTTAATTTCATATTCTTTGATATATGCTCTTAAATCGTTTGCATTTTTACCTGTGGGCATATATTTTACTTGTATTGCTCCAGATTTTTTGCCAATCATTTTTACTTTCATTTCAACATCATCAATACTTTTAAAAATATCTCTACTTGGAATATCTGTCACCATACTATCAATACGCATACTAACAAGTGCTTCACTAAGTTCAAAAGTAAGATACAAAACATTCATACCAGCAAGAGCCCAGTTTACTCCCATGTTTGCTAAAAATAAACTTTTACCCGAACCACTACCGCCTGCAAATATATTCAGTTCACCTCTATTAAATCCACCAAATAGTTTCTTATCTAATGTAGTCCATCCTGTGCTAACTTGTCCGTTATTATCTTTTATGCCTTCAAGCCTTGCTCTTGGATCACGCCAATAATCTGTGCCTAAGTCTTTTTGCAAACCAATCTGTACTGCATTCTTAACTAAGTCTTCAACTGGTCCATATTCTCCTTGTTCAAGTAAGTCTGCACTTTTAAGTATTGCACTTTCTAATGCTTTGTGTCTACTAAATGTTTCAAACTCTGCAAGTAACCAATCATAATGATTCTCTGCTAGTTGCCCTGGATCTTTTAATGTTTGATCAGTTGCCGCATTAATCATATCAAACGTTGGCAATGCATTGTGTTCTTCAACATATGTTTTTAAAAAAAGTGCCGGCGGTTCTAATCTTCGATCAAATGTTTTTGGATCAAATACACCTTGGCAACGCACAAAAGTCTGTGCGTCTGTCATAAACATTTCTAGATATACTTTTTGTATATCATAACCATAATCTGTATTTTGTCTAGTTGTCAATTTCTAATGATCCTACAGCAAAATTTATCTCGTTAATATTAGTTTGTATAGCAGAATTGAATTCTTCATCTGACATACTGTATTTTAATCCTTCGCTAAGTCCCCTACTAAAGCTTGCACCCATTTTGTTTTTAAGTAAAAGTAGACAAGCTTCTACTGTGCTATATCCTCCGCTAAGTGCTACTATACGTTTTACATTTTCATGATCATTTAAGCTATCATATAATCCTGGTTGGGTAGGTATTGTTAGTTTTAATATTACACTACCTGACGACATATCTAAAAAAGTTTGTAAACTTTTAACAAGTTCTTTCTCAATAATATCTTTGTCTAAATTATCAATAGGAACCTCTGGTTCTACTATAGGTGTTAAATTATATGCTTGAATTATTTTAGCATAAGAAAATTGTTGAGCAACTATCGAATCTATCATTGCAACTGAATTTACTATACTACGCATTTTTGTACCTGTACAGCCTTCTGATCTTGCCCATTCAGACATTTCTGCAACATCAAAATGTTTTAGTGTTCCGTTGCTTTCTGTACCATTATCAATCTTTACAAAAGGTTGTATGTTTTTCTTTTCAAGTTCTGTAACCATTCCTCTTTCTACAGAATCTTTATACATAATTGCAGTATCAATTTGATGACTATCGTTATTCATACAACTTAACATACGTAAACGGAAGTTATTAATTTTTTCCATTTTGTCTTCTTCGGTCCATTCTTGTCCGTACAGATCTAATACACCGCCTGCACTTCCACCACTGTTATCCATTGCCGCTATAAAAGACATTATTCCTCCTTATTGTTTCCTTACTTGTTGTATATTTGTTGTTGACTTTACACTACCACAACTTTTACAATAGTTTATTGTAACACAGAATGTGTGATTGTCAATCTCAATATAAGTTTTATAAGTTGTAAATTCTATATTTGAACAACAACCAGTTATCTGCATACCTTTACCTTGTAATAGTTTTCAAAATCTTTAGCATCTTGTACAGTATTTACAATAGGTTTACCCTTTATGTTTAAACTAGTGTTTAGTAACATAGGACAACCAGTTTCCTTTTCCCAAAGTTCTAGCAACCTTCTGAAGCCTGGATTATCAGACTTAGATACTGTCTGAACTCTGCTGGTTCCATCGGCATGGACGATTGCTGGAAATGCATCAGGTTGTCTACAAGTGGCTGTAAATTGCATATAGGGGCCTGTGGGTCCATCAAAGTAATCTGCAACTCTGTCAGAGATAATTGCTGGTGCGAATGGTCTAAATTGCTGTCTATGTTTGATAGCATTAACCCTGTCTTTGACATCCATGCCCCTAGGATCAGCAATAAGGCTACGATTGCCAAGAGCCCTAGGCCCGAACTCAGCCCTGCCGTTAGCCACGCCAACGATACCTGTCTTTTTAAGTTCCTGTATGATGTTCTCATATGGATAATCTCCTTCTATGTTGTGGCCAAGAAAAGGTCCGGGCCATTCAATATGTTTATCATAGTGACTTAAAACAGCACCTAATGCACTGCCTGCATCACCCGGGTTAGGCATAATCCACACATTATCAAAATAATTGTATGCTTGCGAATTAGCCGAACAGTTTAAAGCACATCCACCCATTACTACTAAGTTCTTACTACTAGTTTTCATTCTAGCCTGTTTAAGAACGTGATCAAAAATTTCTTCATACACCCGTTGGGTTGATGATGCTATGTCTAAAATATCCTGGGGGCTATTGTATTCTGGTTGCCACCATAAGCACCCCCTATGTAAATTTTGTTTAAATTGTATAAGAGGTTTAGTACCCAGGTTATTAATAGTTAGTAAATCATTATGTATACTATCATAAAAACGATTAGGGTCTCCATATGCGGCCATACCCATAAGTATATATTCATCTTCTTGTGGTTTTAAAGCTATACGTTGCGTCATAGCCGAATACCAAAGTCCTACACTATTCGGATATCCTTGACTATATACACGTTTTAATTTATTACCCTCTGCATTCCAGATACTTAGTGTTTCAAACTCTCCTATACTATCTATACAAATTACAGTAGCATCAGTAAAGCCTGATGTATAATAACCGCCAGCACAATGAGCCCTATGATGATCAACAAAATGTACAGGGCACTTAATGTTATAATTGCGTAGATACTTGCGTATGCGATTTTTCTTAAATGTTTTATAACCTTGTCCTGCATATATTTGTCTTAATGTTTTTTTATATGGATTTTCATACCAAATAACTTCTTCGGGCTCACCATAATTTAAAGCATCTTTTATTAATGCAGTATTTAAATGTGCATCATTTTTCTTGCCACTATATCGTTCACTATGACTAGCAAACAATATTTCTAACCAAGGGTAGTGTTTAAAAACAGCTAGTGATGCATCGTGACTATTGCCACTAATACCCCATGTAATCATAATTTTTGATTGAATAATGTGCTAACAGATTCCTCATTATGCACACGTCTTATAGCTTCACCAAACAGATTAGATACAGTAACATACCTTGTTTTTTTACAATTTTTTGGACAATGATCTAAAATACTGTCAGTTACTACAAGTTCTTCTAAAACACTCTTTTCAACTTTTTGACAAGCTTCTCCGCTTAATACTCCGTGTGTAATATATGCTCTAACACTTAATGCACCTGCATCTAAAATTGCCTTTGCCGCATTACATAATGTTCCACCACTGTCTACAATATCATCTACTAGTATGGCGTGCTTGCCGGTTACATCGCCAATTAAATTCATTACTTCTGACTTGCCAGCTTCTGGTCTACGTTTATCTACTATAGCAATGTCCCCACCAAACATATCTGCAAACTTCCTAGCACGAACAACACCACCTGCATCAGGACTTACAAACACCATACCTTGAGTTGTATCTATATTACGGCGTATGTCTTTTGCAAAAACTACCCGGCTGGTAAGATCATCTACAGGAATATCAAAGAAACCTTGTATCTGACCAGCGTGGAGGTCCATAGTAAGAATTCTATCAGCACCTGATGTTGTAATTAAATTACTGACAAGTTTAGCAGTAATAGGAGTACGTGACGCACTCTTACGGTCCTGCCTAGCATATCCAAAGTAAGGAATAACTGCTGTAATTCTATTAGCACTTGATCTACGTGCCGCATCAATCATAATCATTAGTTCCATTATACTATCATTGACTGGTGTTGATGTTGGTTGAACAATAAAAACATCTTGCCCTCTTACATTTTCTAAAAATTCAACGCTAGTTTCTCCATCTGCAAACGCACTAACATTTGCAGGAACTATTGGAGCAAAGCAATGTTCTGCGATCTCTTGTGCTAATTTTTTATTAGCATTTCCAGTAATGATTTTCATAAATTATTTTCCTATGTTATCTGAGTTATCAATTGCATATTGCATAAGCTTTACAGGTAAGCTACCAATCCAATAATAAAATGTCCAAAATAAAATGTTGTAAAGTATAATTTCTATCATTTGTAAATAAACGGATCTCTTTTTTTAAGTTCTTTTAAACGTTTTCTATAACGCATTTCGTCTCTAATATATGTATAAGGATAGATTATAATATTCCATAATTTTTTTAAGTAAACCATTTTTTTGCTTTCAATCTAATCTTAAGCGGTGAGCTTTCTGCAGAATTAAACACACTATAAAGTGTATACAATCTACCGTATTTATTAACTGCATCTCCTATATCATTTATTCCTTCTTCCCAAGTAGGTAAACTTACACTCCATCCTCTATCAATAGCTTGCTCAACAAGTTTACTACCAGCTTTATCTCTATCTGGTACAACAAATATATCTTTGTTAAGTCTGTTTAATAACAATGCTTGCTGATCATTTATGTCACTACCTGTCAATGCACAACCATCAATATGAATAGCATCTATAGGCCCTTCGCATAAAATACAAAATACTTTGTTTGAATTTTGTTCGTCTAGTCCATACACAAATCCAGGTTGACTATCTGTGAGGTACTTAACTTTATTATCTTTAACTGTTCTTGCTGTATAACCTACTATTCTATTTTCATAATAAAAAGGAATTATTATTCTATCTCTATAAGCAAGTTCTGGAGACCAGTAATAATCTGTATCATCTAAGTTTAAATGTCTTGCTGACATATATTCTAATACCGCTGTACTATGTTTATCAAATGTTGTTATATTATTAATTTTTACACTATTATTAGGAAGCTGTGTTGTTGCAAATTCTGGCAGTTCTATTCTATGTTGTTGAACTTCAACTCCTTCGTTTTCACGCATAACATCTAGTGCTAATTTTGTAATATCACTATCGGCTGTGTTTAACCATTCTAAAAGTTTTTTAAATTTATAACTTAAATTACGTCCTGGTTGCCAACTGGCTTTATATCCGCAATTAAAACAATGATATGATATTACATCACCTTCGTATATAATACCACCACGTCCTTTTTTATCCTGTGTTTCGCCGTTATGGACACAACAAGGCGCACGAAAACTAGTCCAACCACTAGGAGTAGTTTTGCGTTTTGCAGGCAAGTGTGCAGTCAGAATATCCGATACAATGCTCATATTTACATTGTAGCATCATTTATTAATTTGTCAATGATTTAATGTTATACTATTAATTGTGCCGCCAGTCCATTCACTGACATTAGCTCTTACCCAAACATAGTTTCCAGTAAAGTTTTGCACTTTAGACCCAGTTAAACTAATTTCAGTAATAGAAGTGATATCAAACCAATCAGCTTCAGCTGGTATAGATGCTAATGTAGCTTGCATTGTAATAGTACCTATAAACTGGTTTAAGTTATACTGCACAGTATGAAGACCGTCGGCTCTACTGTAATATCCGTCGCCTTTAGCTTTGTCTCCAGTAGCAGTTTGCACAGTACTATCTTCTGGGTGTGTTTGAGCTGATAAAATTATTTCACTATTACTTGGCATACTATATTTACCTTAATTTCGTACTAATACTTTTGTTATTTTACTTGAAGGATCTGCACTTGCTTTGAATCTTAGATAGTTATATATTCCATTAAAATTTGTAGGCTGTGGCTGTGTTTCTGATCCTGTAAATGTTAAAGTGCTTACAGTTGTCCAGTTATTAGAACCTGTAATTTGATTGTCTAAGGTTGCCTGTACTTCTAAGCCACCTATATATCCGTCAGTATAAACAGCAACAGTATGTAATGCGTTATTGCCATTTAGTGCAGGTTGAGCTGTAATCTGAGTAGCACTACTAGATCCTGCATACCAAAAATCATTAATTTCTACAAAGTCTTTTACAGAAACACTAGACTTTGGTCCAGGCATTGACGTACTATCTACATGGATAGTACCTGAGAAATCAAAATCTGCTCCGCTATAAGTAATTGTTCTTTCTTTAGAACTATCTTCTAAATATACAACATATTTTAAATATTGTTGGTTAATTGCTAGTAGATCGTTTTCTGTAACATTAACAGTGAACACACCTTTTTTGCTACTAGTTTGGAATGTTATATTGGTTGCTAATGGTACTACGTTTGTTGTAGATTTGCTTAATGTAACAGTATCAGATGTAATAGCAGTTACTATTGTTCCTCTAGTGATGTATGTTCCACTTACAATTTGGCCAAGCACTATACCTGTTGTTAATCCAAATTTCAAAGTTGTTCCTTTTGCACTTTGGGCGGCTGAAGTTTCTTTTGTTACAACATCGTCTAAGCTAGTTCCTGTTTTTTCAATTACTAAAGTATTTTCATCATTCCAGGCCATTAGCATTGGAGTATAGCCTGATAAGCTTACATTTTTTTGATCGTGATTTTTAATTTCAAAATAGAGTAAATTATCTATTCCTCGATATACTTTTAAATTTTTTTGATACACTGGTCTGTACTCCGTAATAAATCCAGCCAAATTGGCTACAACTATAACTTTATTTTTTGCTAAATATCTATACGTTTTTTGCATCGACTGGAAACCTTTTTGTATAAGTATTTATAGGAAATTATGTTATTAAAAGATATTGAAAAAAACTTCCCATACGTAAGTGTGGTTGCATACGGTGGACACGAATATGTAGGTATTGTATCTAATCAAGATGCATATGTCACTACTATGTTTGTTTTCAACAAAATTAAATCAGATATAGAAAAAAAAGTTTTTCTTGAAGTAGGAGAAATTTGGTGGTGGGAATCAAATAGAATGATTCCTATTAATATATTTCTAAAAAAAGAAATGGAAAAATTTAACTATTGCATGATGACAATGAATACAAAAGATGTCAAAGTAAGTGTTGGTCCGTGTGTCAATATCAATAATTTATCTAGTAAAAGAATTAAAAGAAAAAGCGTTCAAGTATTACGTAAAAGATAGCTTTCACAAACTAAATTCATGTGTACAATTACACTTACAGCATATGCAATAGCATGAGCTTTCTTAAAAAAATATTCACCGTCTTTTGGTTTTATCCAAACTTGTTCCATTATTGTTTGCCACGATTGATTTGCTAAATTTCTTTTGGCTGGTCTTATTATCGCTAGTGTCGCGGCCAAATGCTCTACCGATGTAGGTTTCAATTGTTTTAATAGTTTGTCGTGTCCGCTTAGATGAAACAGCTGATCGACGAAGTCTTTGTGTTCCAGTAGTTCCCATATTGGTTCCTTATTCATTAATTGGTTTAAATGTTGTTCGTTGGTTATTTCTTTATAGATAGAAACATTTAAAAAGTCAAGTTTAAAGTATCCTCTTTGTTCTGCTTCTTTGTGGTCGATTGTTGATAAATTATCAACAGGATTGTGTGGGATCTCAGTTGCATAAATTCCAGTATTATGTTTTTTACCAGAATCTAATTTTGCCACACGATGTTTTATTTTATCTAAAATTTTAGATCTATCTGCAAAATCGATATCTATGTCAGGCATATTATTCATAAGTTTGCTTCTTTTACTACTTGTTGTACCAATTCTAAATCTTTAATTTGTCTTCTAAATCTAACTGCCCAGTGTCTAGGATCTAACACATTTGTAAGCATTGTAAGTTGTTCTTCGTTTAAATTATTAAGAACTGCTTTTCCTGTTTTACAATTTAATAATATCCACGGAGATATTTTGCCATCTTTTATATCCCAAGTAATTCTATTTGTACTAGCGTATAAAAAATAATGATTATAAGAACTATCATGTTCTTTGGCCCATTCAGCCATTGTATTTATACTACGTTCTAATGCAGTTTCGACTCCTTCCTTCCTGATTAATTCATTTGCATATGTTTCATACATTTCATCTTTACACCAGTGATCTAGTTTTACACGTGATGTAACTACCCAGTCAATATACTTGTCTGGATATAAAGGGCGAACATTGCTTACAAAACTACCAAATTTTACAAATGCGTTATAAAAACTAGACTTAACAAATTCGTTATATGTTTTTTCTTTTTTAGATCCTGCACTTAACTTGTAAAATCTTTGAAATGCATAGAACCCTAATTGTACACGTTTTTCATCTTTCTGTAACCAACGCCTTTTAGGCTCACACATATGAGCAATGAGTGTGCTTTCTTTTGTGTAGCTTTTATTACAATATTCACAAGTATACTTAGATGTCAACTTTTTCGTAACCATGTTCTTTGGCGAGTTGCTTAATTTCTTTCTTTGTAGATATTCTAGCAAGTGTTTCTACCTCGTCCATTTTCATATTTGGATATATGTTTGCTAATACTTTTACTGCTTTACTGCTATCGTCTTTTTTCTTTTTCAAGCCAATCCATGGATGAAATTTCTTTTTTCCAAAATTGCCTGCTACACATAATAGTTGCCATTGCAATTTTACATGATCTGTTCCGCCTAATACGTTCCAATTTCTATTATAATATTCATTAACTTTAAATACAGCTAATTCTTGTTCTTCTCTACTACCTTTGATACTACTAATATAACGGTTTAGATTCCATAAGTCAAGTTTAATATCTTTCTTTCCGTCTTCTCCTGCGGCATCATATAATTCTTTAATACCATTATCAATGCTTGGTATTAGCTCTTTGAATAAGTCTAGTTCTTTGTTTGCCACTTTTCTAAATCCTCCGGAGTGTTTATTTCAATCCCATCAAATTCTACTTCAACTACACCAATCTTTATACCGTTTTGTATCCAGCGTAACTGTTCTAACTTTTCAATATCTTCTTCAGGAAACTTTTTACTTATATTATACATAGCTTTGGATTCTCTATTATAGCCATATATTCCTAAATGATGATCTCCGTAAGTTAAACTTGCTCGTAAAAACCAGTGTGCTCGTCCTCTGTTATGTATCATTTTAACACAGTTTGGATCATTTCGCAAGTTAAAATCCATCGGTGTATAAGCAGTTGCTACATCACTACGTTGCAGTTCTCTTTCTACAGCTTTGATAATATCTGTAGTAATATCTGGCATATCCCCTTGTACATTTATATATCTATCATATTGTAGCTTTTCATCTATAACTTGCATACAACGTTCAGTTCCATTATCTGCATCTGTTGTCATAAGACATTTACCACCCATATGATTAAAAACATCTTGGTGATCGGTTAGTACATATGTATCATATCCAGTGCCTGCACATCTATTATAAACGTGTTCAATCAACGGCACTCCATTAAGGTGTGCCATCATTTTTCCTGGGAATCTTGTGCTTGCATATCTAGCTGGAATTAGTATAGCTGTAGTCATGTATCTCCTTTACTACTTTTTCAAAGTCATTTAAATTTAACATATTAGGTCCGTCACTAGGTGCATTATCTGGATCTGGATGTACTTCTAAAAAGAAATTCCTAATACCCAAAGCACTACCTGCCCTACATAAACTAGGAACGTAATTGCGATTGCCGCCGCTACTGCCTCCGAGACCGCCTGGCTTCTGTACCGAGTGGGTGGCATCAAGAACCACAGGAGTATCGTAATTACTAAGCATATAGTCCAAGCCAGTAAAATCAACAACAAGAGTATTATATCCAAAACTTGTTCCTCTCTCTGTTATCCAAACTTCTCTGGCACCTTCTGTCTTTGACAGTATTCCATTCATGTCCCAGGGTGCAAGGAACTGGCCTTTCTTGATGTTTACAATTTTATCTGTAGCACAAGCCTCTTGTAGTAAATCAGTTTGTCTACATAAGAATGCAGGTATCTGTAGCACGTCTACGGCAGTATTGTGGTAGTTTACTATATCTTTAATTTGTTCTACTGTATGAACGTCTGTAAGCGTCTTAGAGCCCACTATACTACGTATCTCTTGGAAGTCGTGTAGTGTTGTATTAAAGCCTACTCCACGTTTCCCACCTAAACTACTTCTATTAGCTTTATCAAAACTTGCTTTAAAAAAATATTCTGCATTATACTTACTACATACATCATTACAATGCTGTGCAATTTCTAAACTTTGTTCTAAGCTTTCGTGCTGGCAAGGGCCTGATATTATTCTCATTATTTTTGAAATCTTTTCCATGCTGTATGTAACACATAAAACCATACACCATTAATAATAGGTTCAACTAAGGCATCAATTGCCGCAAGTTCAATACTTGCACCTGTAATGGTGATTACGCATACAATAGCAATAAACATATGACCTATTGTATAAACGATTGCTAATGTAATACTACTACCACCAATTAGCCATTCTAAAAGTTTATTTAACATTGAATTTGTTTTTAACATTATTTGTGTTCCTTTATAATATAATATGTTGTTACAAGTTTATCTAACAACTTTTTTAATGTGGGATTTTGAATTGCAATTTCACATAAGTTTTGCCATTCACTGTAATCTAATAATTCGCCTTGTTCTCTTGCTACTGCGGCAGGGTCTCCTCCTATTATCCATCTTGGAATTTTATTATGCGGTGGATCTCTATAATTAGCGTATATTACACCATTTGCTCTAGTATATATTAAAGCCTCGCCTTCTATTAACTTTACTCCTGCCTTTATTCTTTGATTTATCATAAGCTACCTATATAATTTCCAACATCGGCCATCCTACACGAAAAAGCCCATTCATTATCATACCATGCGAGTATTCTTACTAAATGGTTATCTGAAACTCTTGTTTGTTCTGGAGCAAATATTGCACTCTCTCTTGTAGTATTAAAATCAATACTTACACAAGGATCTTCTTCATAACCAATTATATCTTTCATATCGTTTTCTGAACTAAGTTTAAAAATAGTATTAATAGTATCACTATCTACTTCACGCCCTACTTGCACAGTCAAATCAACACAACTTACATTAGGTGTTGGAACACGTATCGAACTTCCTTTTATTTTACCAGCAAGTTTAGGATATACTATATCTAATGCTTTAGCGGCTCCTGTGCTAGTTGGTATCATATTTGCACCTGCGGCTCTAGCACGATATGGATCTTTATGGCGTTTATCTATTGTACTTTGGTCACCAGTATAACTATGTATTGTTGTCATTTGACCAGAAATAATATGAACTGTTTCGTCTAAGACTTTAACAAGAGGTGCTAAACAATTTGTTGTACAACTAGCATTGCTTACTATATAATCGCTACTGCCTATATCTTTATGATTAACTCCGTATACAACTGTTTTGTCTACATTCTTTGCTGGGCTACTAATAACTACTTTTCCTGCACCCCCTGATACATGATGCATACAAACATCGCCATCTCTAAACGCACCAGTGCATTCAAATACAATATCAACATTAAACCATCTTATTTTGCTTATATCACGTTCTTGTGTCCACAGTATAGGATCTTGTATTGGCCCTGTGTATCGTCCATGTACACTATCATATTTTAACAAATGCAAGTTCGTTTCTTGCCCACCTGTTGCATTAATTTGTACAAGTTCCATATCACTGCGTTCGCTCATAATATGTCTTGCTAAACACCTTCCAATTCGGCCAAATCCATTTATACCTACTTTCATTTTTTGTCTCTCAATTTCATATGTTGTTTAGTGAACCATACAGGAACTCCAGGATTTAAGTCAATTAGTTCTTGCTCTGTATATGTTTCTGGAAGTCTAACACCATGCTTTTTGAATTGTTCATAAAATATATCAGCAATTTCATCTTTGTCTTTGTTTCTATATGGAGAATTTTTAGTCCAGTTTTTCATTAAATTATTCCGCTTTATTTCTTAATAAGACAATGTATTTTATAACATTAAGATTAAATTTTTCTCTATAATTTTCTTTTATTTTTTCACTAACTATTTCCCAATTATATTTTTGAATTTTATTTTTCCACCACTCCGGAGATTCAACAATCAAGTGTGCATTCCTTCCATCTGATAATAATTTTTTTGCAGGATGACACGCTATTAAATGATACTGATACTTTTTGGTTATACTAAACAATGTATCTAATGTTTGATCTATGTGTGCAGGTTCAACGTGTTCTAGTACATCACTACTATAGGTAATATCAACTTCTGTTGGTAATTGTATAGGCGAAGTAACTGGGTCATATGTATAAAGATTAATATTAGGATATGTATTTTTTATCCATTCGGATGTATATCCTTTACCACTACCAAAGTCTAAAATAGACTTTGTATCATTATTAATTAAATCTACTACATCCTTAGGTAATCCTTTACCGCTACCAAAAGATGAAGTACTATGTAGTTTTTTAAGTTGTTCTAAGTATTCAGTTGAAAGTTTTGTCATACATTTGATCCGGCGGTCCTTCTTACAATATCATCGTGATTAAATTCAGCCCAATATAATTCAAATGCAACGCCGTCTTCTAGTCCTTCAAATTGATGTATTTTACCCGGCTTTACTTGTGTAAACTGTCCACCGGTAAGAATTGTTTCGTCGACAAGTCCTTGATCTTCTTGCCAAACTCTGACAATCATTTTGCCTGACTCAACAAAGAATCCATTCCATTTAAATTTATGCTCATGCTCAGAACATTTGAATCCTGCTTTGTATTCAATACGATGAAATTCAAGCACACCGTTTGCGTGGATTAATTCAGTTTGTCCCCAAATTTTTCCTGCCTTCATTCGCTCATCTCCTTTAGCATAGTGTTTATATCTTCGATCTTACTTTCCATATTATCTAGTCTATTTTCAAGTTGATCAGTTGCAATATAACCAAGTACACCTGCAACAACTAGCATTGACCAAAAAATTATTCCTAAATATTTGTTCATTATCTTTTCTCCTATAATAATTTACCATAATCTATAACTTCACTTTGCCTGTTAATGTCTTTTACAAAAAATGCACAATCAGGATTGTTTCCTGTAGTTATAGGAATACTTAGTAATTGTCCAGTTTTTATTTTTGGAAAATACCATTTCACATCATTATAAAAACTTGTAATTTCTATTTTGCCAAATTTAGGTTTGCTTCCTGTAAGAGGATTAAACAAGTAAGCTTCGAAGCCACGTTGATTAAGACTTGTTAATGGAAGGACTTCTAAATCACTTCCTGATTGACTACATCCAACTGCTACACACCAATCTAATGGCATAGTAACAGACTGTCCGTCAATATCTAAAACTACTGCTGGCGCACTGAAGCTTTCTAAAAAAATCAATGGTATAAAAAAGAAATCCGGATCTTGCGGATTACTATTATCTAAAACACTAAATCTTAAAGAATCATCAACTTCGTCAGGTATAGTAGTTAAATTAAAACTCTGGTTCTCGAGCGTGAGTATATTCATTATTTCCAATCTACCTTTTCAATGGTGAATGGGTACTGCGCCTCTTTGTAAAACTTTTTACGTTGAGTTAGATGCCGCTTCGCAAACTTACACGTTGATGTAAGATCCCATATCTGAACGAAGTCTTTGTCTTTTGCCTTTCTTACGCCTCTACCAATTGATTGAATCACACGAACAAATGACTTGCCAGGCTCAATAAGTACAAGATTAAATATCCTAGGAATATTGATGCCAACGGATGCAACGCCATACGTTGCAATAACAACATGGTTAGTCCCTTGATTAATTTCGTCATATGCTTCTTTTCTATCTTTTAATTTAACATCGCCTTTAACAAATGTACTATTAGGTATAAGTGTTTGTAATTGTTCACCAGCACTTATTCGGTCTACTAGTATTAATGTATTGCCTGCTTCTCTTACTGTGTTTAATAATTTGCCTAAATATTCTATTCTATCTTGATTTGTTACAAGATATTTTAATTCTTCTTGATAATTACTGTGTACTTGGGTATCAAGTAGCTGTACAATGTTTACGTGACACTGAGCAAGTACACCTTTGTCTTGTAGTTCCTTTGCACTAATTTCTCCAATAACTGGACCTAAACTAGCGTGTATACTTTCAAATTCAAACTTTTCTTTTGGTATTGTACCAGTAAGTCCCCAACGTATTGGAGCATTTTTTAGATTGCGTGTAAGCAAATTTTTAAGTACTTCTGCCTTTGCTTGATGTACTTCGTCAACAATTACAGTTGTTACTCCATCCAAAAATTCTGCAAGACTTAAAACTGCATCACCGTCTTTATGTTTTTTATCTAATATATTTAAACTTTGCCAGGTACAAATTGTATGTGTTTTTCCTAGTTCTTTTCTATCTCCAAAATAAACACCAACGTCTAATCCGCAATTTATATAATCTTCTTCAGTTTGTACAACAAGACTTTTGTTTGGTACAACAACAATACTTCTTCCGTACTTTTCTCCAAGATGACTAAGTGTTGCAGTAGTTATAGTTTTACCTGCTCCGGTAGCAATTTGTTGCAAGCTTTGTGGTGCTTGTAAAAAATTATTAACTGCTTCTACTTGATAATCACGCAGAATTACATCTTCACCTTCTGCAGGATGACCTTGTGGCCATACAACACCTTGGTCGGCCCAGTAGCGTTCTGTAACAGGAGTAAAGTTCAATTTAATTGGATGCCGCCTATCGTCTATATCAACTATTTGTACTTTGTTTTTTGCTAATACATCTGTGATAGTATCAAGATGATTTACATAACCTGTACCACCAATACCAAAAAATGCAACCTTACCATCCCAACGTCCTAATTTATATTGAGGCATATACCTAGCATAAGGCACCTCAAACTTAAGACTATTTGCTAACTTTCTTCGTACGTCAACATCAAGTCCTTCAAGTTTAATGTTTACCTCGTCCTCTATTATAAGTTTACAAGTTGCCAAGAATTGAATCCTTTATTATAAGTTTGTTTAAAGTTACTTAAATCTGTATCATTGTATGCTATCAAATCACAATTAAAAGTAATGTAGCTAGTAACTAATCTACTAGGTCGAAGACTTGATTTACAAAATGCAGTTGTTGGTTTAAACGAACTTTTCAATAAAACTTTAGGTAGTTTATCTTTTTTAATATACACTATTTTTGTTTTATTGTCTACCCAGTTATTTAACTTTTTATCTTTTACAAATTCATTTAACTGAACATTTGTTTTATCTGAACTTTCAATTCGAAACAAAATGCTTTGTAACTCATTAGGTACGTATTTTGAAAATCCGTTATATAATTCTTGTAGCTGAAAGTAAGAATCATCTTTATCTAAGCAAACAATTATTGGATATCTATTGAGATGATCAAATACATCGGCAATGTTATATATAGTATATTTGTTTTGATCTGCTAATACTGCTGGTTCTTTTCTATAAGCAATCTTATCTAACAGTGTATCTATTTTTTTATTATTGTTTAAAAAGAAGCCATATTTAATTGACTTATCTGCTATCGATTTTTCGTCAGATAGTTTTTGTACAATATCGGTAACATTTGGTGATATGTTAAAAAATTTATTATCTTTATAATAAGGTATGTAATTATTTTTGTTGTTGATAATATCTTCAACTTTTTTAGCAGTATCTATAATAACTTTATCTGTATTCCATGTAGGAAAATTATCAACTAAATTATAACATATTTTTGAATCAAACAAAAAATAATGCTCGTGTGAATTTTTTTCATGAAAGTATTCATTTCTTTTTGTTTTTAGTAAACAGCTTTCTAATTTAGAAATATGTTTTTTATTAAATGGAAATCTTACTTTTATATAATCTCCATCTTTAAGTGTAAGATACGATCTATCATGTCCAATAATTTTTGATTTATCTACAACAGTAATATACTTACTACGGTCAATTTCTCTAAACGGACTTCTTGTTGTTTCAAGAGAATATTGCCAGTTTCTAATTTCATATTTTATAAATTGATTTTTATAAATTTGTAATTTTGTTTTTAATAAATTATGTTGCCTATCAGTTAACGCAACACCTTTGTTTATTTGTCTATCAAAACTATTTAATAAAGTAAGATCAGCATTTTTTAAAACAAACTCATGATTGTGTTTGCCCAGAACTACTTGTAACAAATCTTCTATGTTTTCTGTACTTGTCATAGTTTATTATAACAAACTATATATAGTTTGTCAATCTTTTCAAGGGAATGCCTTTACTTATTTCTTCTTCAGTAAATTCTGTCCATGCATAATCATTTAACCATTGTTGTCTTTCTGGTTTATTTGGATTGTTGATTGTTTTTAAGCCTGTGTTAGAAACCGGCCATGCTAAACTACTTGGACCAGTAAATGCAGGAATACCATTAATAACAGCTTGTATTCCAGGATTACTACTCCAGTTTATAACAGCATAACTGTCTTTAAAACTAAGATTAAAGTCGTCATATGTTCCGTTTACTTTTTGCGGCGCATCAGTATATACATTTGTATATTGATTTTCAAGTGCTTCTAATAAACATCTTGGATGCGGTCTAAATACAATTGATAAGTCTGTATACAGTTTTATTTCGTCTATTATACTTGTTACCCATTTACTCATTTTTGGCATATTTTGCCATTGTAAACTTTTTTCATGTTGACCACATATTAATATATGATCTCCTGCTTTACGCCAAGGTTTTAAAGATAACCCAAGGCTATTAGCACGATCAGCATTGTTACCCATAGTGCCAAACTGTGCGTCACGATTGATTCCATTAAGTCCTACCTTCCATGTTATTCCTCTTTTTATACTGCCTACTTCTAATACAATAACCGGCTTTTTGCGTTTTTGACAACTGGTCCAAATATGTTTATTACTAGCCATTCGCCCGTTAAAAAGCACACTCCAAATAACATGAACATCGGAATTGTTAATATTAGTATCATTACTAATAGTATGCCCATTACTAATACAAGAATGTTCGAAAGCATCAAAAATAGTACGGGAATTGTTCGCTCCATATTCTCTCCATAATCTGAATTTCATAAGTAAATACTCCAGTACACTATTTAACAAGGGAAACAAAATGTCAGCAATAACTGTGGTAACAACATTCAATAAACAAGGAATGGATTTATACGGACAGAGATTTATCGAATCGTTTGAAGAAAATGTTGACGAATCTATCAAGTTATTTGTGTATGCAGAAGATTGCTTTCCGGCTATTGTAGGAAGACATCGTGTTTTTGAACTTCAGACAAGACAACTATTACCTAAACTTATGGAGTTCAAAAAACGCTGGAAAGATGTTCCAAAAGCAAATGGCATTCCGCCAGACGATATTAAAGCTCGTAGACCTCGAGATCATCATAAAGAATTTAAATGGAATGCTGTACGCTTTGCTAATAAAGTTTATGCAGTATTAGATGCATTTGAACGAAGTACAGATTGGTGTGTATGGATGGACGCAGATACATTTGTTCATAGCAATTGGTCACAAAAGCAATTTGAATCTTTACTACCAAATGATAAATGGTTAACTTATGTGGGCAGGGGTAAAGGATCACAAACATGGCCAGAGTGCGGATTCTACGGTATGAATAAAAATCATTCAATGTGTGTACAGTTCTTAAAAGAATTTGAAAGATTTTATGAAGACGCTGAGAATGGAATTTTTAAATTAGAAGAATGGCATGATAGTTATGTATTTGGACATATATTAAACATAATGAAAGCTACTGATAATAATGTATTGGATTATAGTGCAGAAATGTATTTAAAAGAAGCTAAAACCGGAGGCGGTGGCCATCCGTTAATTAATACTGAATTAGGAAAATATATTGATCATATGAAGGGCGATAGAAAAAATACAGGTAAAAGTTTACAAAAAGATTTAATGGTTAATCGCAAAGAAAACTACTGGCAGTAGTTCCTTATATGGTTCCAACATTCGCCACTTTCTAATTCTTGAAAATTCCAATGAAACATACTTATACGCCTAAGCCATTTTAATCTATCAAATTCTTTAGGGTTATCAATATCTAATATACTATGATTACTTACTTCTGCACATTGACTTTTTGTAGGATCAGTAGTAAAAGCATGATAGCCTTGTATAATTGGTCCAACAATTCCGCTACTATTTTTGTTTACTACTGCATAACAATTTTGTAAATCGTTTTGTAACCAGTTGTTTGGATCCACAACTTCAACTTTTTTCAAGTGCCTAAACGGGTTACTCTTTTGCTCTATAAAAAAGTTACGTGATTGTTTACAGCCTGGATGAGCTCTTATTTTTATTCTTCTTTTACAACCAGCACTCCTAATTTTTTCTATTGTGCTAATAGTCCAGTCAATTACACTTTCTCCGCTCATACTCCAACCACCTTGCCTTTGTAATAGTAGTAAAATATGATCGCCATCTTTTTTATAATCTTGTAATTGTAGTCCGCTATTGATTGATATTTTATTCCATCTTTGTTCGTCTATAATATCATCGCAATATATTCCTGTGTTAGGAAAAACTCCGTTCAAACTATAACGCAAATATCCATGTCTATTTTTCTTGTCAGCATATAAAAATAGATTTGCATCTGCAACTATAGTATGTTTATTATTTTTAATTTGATGATTAATTACTTTTTTTCTTAATTGTAAATGGCTAGGATTTACATCTGAATATACCCACCCTTGTATTACAGCGGCATCACAATCTATAGGGTGATAATCTCTATGTAGCGTTGCACTATCACCAGTACGTAAAACACCATTATAAAACTTAATTAGCAGTTCTTCTTTTTGGACATTAGTATTACCTCTTGGAACACTAGTTAAATAACTTACAACAGTTTTCTTCATAGCTTTTCATTTAAAATTGCCCAGGCAGTGCCATCTTGCATTTCTCTTCTTGTAAATTGGCAATAACTTAAATGAGCCGCATACTGGAGCATTTGTTCTTCTTCGTAAACATATAAATTATTAATATCGCTTAATTTATCATTACACAATACACTAGCCGCATTATTTCCTAAAGTAATAGCAGGTATTCCATTTAGTAGTGCTTCTGTTGCGGCTATACTATTATAAGTCACTACACAATATACGTTATCTCTTAATGCAAATAAAATATTTTTATCTGCTATACGTTCATTACGTTTTGGTTTTAATCTAATCTCAATAGGTCTATCTGTATATTGTTTTAATTCTTTACTAACTTTTGCAACCCATTGGTTAGGTGTTTCTTGGCCCCAAAACTTCATAACTTTATCACTAGGTGGAACTAAAAGTATTTTTTCACCTTTCATTTTAAAAGGAGAATATGAGTACTTTAGAGGCATAAGCCTTTTACGTGATCTAGGAAAAATAGGTCCAGTGTTTTGTAAACCGTTTTTTGTAATACGATGATATATTTTACTTTTTGTAGTTTCATTGCCCATATATCCGCTATCAATATAATAAAATTCTCTACCTGTTTTCATACAATGTTTTATAGCAAGCTGACTCTGTTTACCTAACCCTCTTATTAATAATGTATTCTTTGTATGTTCTTCTGCTTCCCACGATGATAATTTAGCACCATCTGCTCCTAATACAAATGCTTCTAAATATTCATCAAACAAAAATCCTTTCTTTTCAGGTTTAAAACCAAACTCATCGTCGTTACCAGGATGTAAAGCGGCAACTCTGGGTTCTCGTAAAGCCATTATATTCTCCCATTTATGTTCTCTTTTGTAATATGTTCCATCAGGGTCTTTAAGGTAATGAATAAAGTCAGTTACTAATTTTTTTTTTTGATCCGAAAGGACTAGCGTGTCTGTTGTAGTTTTTAAACGTTCGACTTCGAACTTTTCCATTTGCCGTTGCCGTTTATTTTCTCCACTCTCTAATGCTTGATTATATTTTACATTAAGATATTCTTCATAACTTATTCTTGCTTTATACCAATGGTATGCATAATCGCAGTTTTCATATTCAGGAAACCAAGGACCTCCTTCTGTATAATGTAATGCTTTAGGCTCACCATCTGTAGGCTCTTCGTACCAGCCAACAAGCCAATTCCACTCATGACTATATTCGCCAACTAAACTATCATCTAACCAACTAAACCTATGAAAATATGCTCCGCCCTTACTTGGATCATTTACAAGATCTAAATTTATCTGTGCGTTATTTGGATGACCGCAATTGAACAGTACACAACTTGACCAATTTTTTCTTGGATATATATGCTGTGCTTGTCCGTCCATTTTTGTTAATTGTTTAGGAGAATAATCATGATGAGCACACATAACTGCATAACTATCATTTGCTTGATCAAATAACTTTTTAATATCATCAAGAAATACAAAGTCGCAATCTATAAACAATGCCCAGCCAGTAAAGTCATTTAAATGTGGAACTAAAAATCTTGTAAAGGTAAATTCAGTGCTAGCCATTGCATCTGTTTCTCTTGTATAGATTCCGTCTCTTCTTAAATCTTTTTGCTTTAAAGGTATTACATCAACAGGTACACTTGCATGATCTAATATACTTTGTTTACAAACTTGAAATGCAATATCTTCTCTACTGTCCCAGCCTACGTATACTTTTAATGGTTCAATTTCTGTAATCTGCTCGTTCAATGTCTTTCTCCGTTAATTTATCAGTTGGTCCTTTCCACACTTCGACTATGTGTGCAGGCTTATCAGTATCATTACAACCTTGATGCCATATTCCTACAGGAATATCTACAGGATTATTTGGATGTAAATTCCAAATTGAACAACCGTCAAATGGATTGTCTGATAGTGTTACATTCGTTTTAACATATGCTTCACCAGAAACAATATTCCATGTTTCACTTCTATACTTATGTCTTTGCATACTTAATTTACTCTTTGGTGAAATAACTAATTCTTTTACTTGAAAGCCTTCGCCCTGATATAATTCTCTATAATGCCCCCATTCACGTTCTACTTTTGGTGCCCGCCATTCTTTTAATATCCAACTGCTAGAATTTTTCTTGTCCTCACCTCCAATACCAAATACAAATTCTACACCAGGATGATTACCGTACACTTCCATTTCAGGAATGTTTACATCAGTTCTGTCTCCGCCATTGGCAAAAATAATTTTTCCACTTTCAGTTGACATTGTATTAAAAATAGCATGAGACGCAGTATTATCATCATCGTTAAAACTAATAACTTTATCTACAACAGAAAGTCCTTTAATTATTTCTACTCTTTCTTGTAGCGGCATAAATGGTTTACCTTTTTTTCTAGTTAACCATTCATCAGAGTTAACACCAACAATTAATCTATTACCTAAGTTTTTAGCCGCTTTGAAATATGCAAGATGCCCTGAATGTATTGGATCAAAGCCGCCAGTGACTAAAACTGTTTTATTGTTACCAGCCAAAAATATAATCCTTCCTTACATTACTAAGTTCTTTAGCACCTAAATCTTTTAAAAATTTTCCTGCACATTCTTCAGTTATAGGTTGTTGTTCAATAATAATAATAGGTTTGTATTTTAATAATGTGTTAACTGCACCTTTAAGAACTTCAAGCTCGTGTCTTTCACAGTCAATTTTTATAAGATCAAATGGAGGCATAAAACTTTTGTCAAGTGTTTTAACTTTGATACTTCCTTCATTACCATTTATAAAACTATTTCCTGTATTGTTTGGATCATATGTCATATCTACGTTTTTTTGTTCACTACCTAGTGCAAAATTATTTAAAATAATATTATCAATACCTTTTGTATTTTCTAATAAACATTCATAAACTTGTGTCATAGGCTCAAACGATATTACTTTGTTAAAGTTTTTTGATAACGGAACAGTCCATAATCCTACATTTGCACCAACATCGATTGCTGTATTGAATTGTTGTACATACTTATATGCTTCGTCTCTAACATCATCTTGATATTCTGCAGGACCGCCTTGACTTATACGTTTATTAATCATTTTTTCAAAATGTACATCTGAATCAGGAAGCCAATAATTAAAAACTTGTTTCATTTAATATCTTCCTTTCTAAATTTAACCATTTTGTTACTATATGTTTAGGTGTGTAGTACTTATTAATATGTTCTTGTCCAAGTGTGATCTTTTGAACAACTTCATTAGGATTATCTATAGCATAGCGTAATCCTTCTGCAATATTTCCAGCCCAAAGGAAATTATTTAAATCTACATAACTTGGTATTGTGTTATTTGTAATTACAAATTTTCCTTGTTGTATACCATCGATTGGTCTATTATTGCCCTTTGACTTTAAAAAAGCTTTTTTCTTTTCTGTGTAAGCAATAGGTAAAATTATAAAATCAGCTTCATGCATAAGTTTTTCTTGTAAATCAAAACTCCACTCGAACCATTCCGTAGGATCTCCTATGCTTTTATTTGTAATTATTTTTAAATGTATATTTTGATGTATGTCAAATAATTGTTGTTTTAAAATTTCAAAGTTTATTGATCCTATGTTTTTTCTAGCACCATAAGTTACTAAGTTGATATTATCATTTTTAGTAAATATTTTTTTATTTGGTTTGATTTGTTTACGTTCAGTAGGATCTTCTATCACAATACAAGGTTTTCCAAAAATTTTCTTTATTTCATCAGCAAGATGATCGCAAGTAGTAACTATTGCCTTACAATTTTCTGTAGCTTTTTTATATAGTTCTAATACTGAATTTTTATAAAATTTATAATCTGATATATCTAAAACGTACTTTATGTTGTTTTTATTACAATGTTCTATAATATCATTAGTAAATTCTTTACTAATAATGTACAATTCATTTGTGTCTTTAATTAATTTATAATCCTTTATATATCCATGACTATTTGGCATATTTTCTAATAATAATTTTCCTCTAGCCCTAAAGCTATATCTATCTATCACAGAATCAGGAATAAAAAATTTCATGGTTCGTCCTCATGCAATGCAAGTAATTTTCTAATTTCTTTCCAAGTTCCTAGATCAACATAATCGTCAACTTCTATTCCTTCTGTATTATAAAAAGGAGTAAGCGTCATTTGTTTAGTATTAAATTTTTGATTAAGTGTACTTTTTTCCATATAACTTATAGAGTCAGCAAAACTAGAAACCCTAAAAGCAAAACTACACCAATAAGCATTATAATTTTGAAAATTTGTTTGAGGCTTATCTTCATATAACTTTACTAGATTATTTTCTATTTGTAACGCACCTTTTGTTGATAGCATTGATGGATTTGATTCTTTTTTATAAAAAAATACAAATTCATTTGTTTCTAATCTATCTTTTACTGTTGTATACAAATCTACGTTATTTTTTAATTTTAAAATTGTATCAGGTAGCAGTACTAGATTATCTTCGCCAAACCAGTTATAAGCACTTTTTATTGCACCCGTGTATTCTAATTCTTTAGGATTTTGATAAACAAATGCAATATTGTACTTGTTTTTATATTTTGACAAGTATTCAACTATTTCAGTTTTATACTCGTTAATTACAATTACAAAATCAACATCGTTTTTTGTATAGTCTTTAAAAAAGTCAAAACTATAATCTATTAAAGCTTGATTTTTATCAAGTCTTAAGATTTCTTTTGGATATGGTAAATTTAATCTTGCACCTTTACCGGCGGCAGGAAGAATAACTGTTAGTGTCATAACAGTATTTACAAAGTTGCATCTTCCATTCCAGCAACTCTGAGTTTTACTATATTAGTAATTTGCCATTGTTTTTGATCTAAGCCTTTTAATACACCTAACCATTTATTCCTCAACAATGCAAATTCATTAATAATCTTTTCATAGTCAACTACGTCTGCTTCGCCGTCAACATACTTCTCAACGTCTCTACTAGATAATGCACGTTGATAGTTTTCAAGATATGTCTTAAAAAACGAGCTACGCAATCTACGTAGCTCGATATTTAAGTAATGTAGTATTGCTTCGATCTCTTGTAATTGATTAAATCTATGTTCAACAATACCTGGCATTTCAGAAGATGCTTTTTCTACACTTCCTTTTAACTTTACTTCGGCTCGAGCTTGAGTAAGCTCTGCTTCAAAATGTTGTATAGCACCGGGTATTTGTGATATATCTCGTGATACTTGACTGTACCAACCCATTATTCATCCCAATCGTTGTCTTCGTCGACTTCGTCATCGTCCATTTCTAAATAATACTGAATTGCATAATCCAACGTTTTATCATTGCCTAGTAAATCATTTAATTGATCATCTTTAAATCCATAGTCTATTAGCGTATCAACAAATCTCTCTGCCGCCATTTCAACGTGTTTCTTATCAAGATAATCTTTAAAAACATTCCATAAGTCCGCAACAAATTCTTCATCCATTAGTAACAGGCTCCTCGTAATGATCCACAGCTTCTATGTCTGCGTTGTCGGTATTTACCTCAGTTGCCTGTTTTTTAATGTAATCCGACATGACCATTTCGAGAAGATCGCCTGTCCAATTCTTACGATATTCTAGATGTTCAGTACCATCTAAAGCAATATATTTTAATCTATTACCTTGCTTTTCAATTACGCTCTTAGCTTCAAATAACTCAACGAGTCCGCTATATGGATTCATGCCTGTTTCGTATGGAATCTTCACTTGCACACCTTCAAATGGTTTAGCATAACGAGTCTTCATTACTTTACAACCTGCACGAATACCCATAACTTGACTAATTTTGTTACCGTCTTCGTCTTCTTTTAGTTTTAACTTCTTCATTGCAACAACAATACTTGATGCATAGATAAAGCCTTGTCCACCTGATATCTTATCATCTGGATCAAACATATCCTGTGATGCATAAGTGTGGTTGGTACATACTAGTCCTACATTATGTGAACCAATCATATTAACTGTGTTACGAACAAGTGAGGTAAGTGCCTTAGGCTTTCTACCCATGTCACCTTTCATATCACCCTTGTTAAACTGATCAACATCAGTAGGAGTTAGTAGCATACCTAAGCTATCAATAACAAACAATACCTTAGGACGATCTGTTTCATCCATTGCCTTATAGTCTGCCATAAACGTACTTATAGTTTTTGCTACATCATCGATCATTGACATATTAAGTTTAAGAAGTTTTTCTTCACTAGTGTCAACGTCTAATGCTTGTAACCAACTTTCGTCAAGTGCATTCTCTGAGTCAATTAATACTACAAAGATACCTTGATCTTGTGCGTGTTTTACAATGTTACCAGCACAAAAATAACTTTTACCTGCACCCGACTCTCCTGCAAAAACTGTTACTTTACCTAGAGGTACTCCTTTTTTAAAGTCACCACTTACTAGATAGTTTAGTGCATATGATCCTGTTGAGATCCAGTCAGTTGGATCATTAAAGCCGGAACTCATGCCTGAGATGCTTTTTGTTAAGTCCTTACGGAACTTGCTAACGTCAAAAGATTTAGCCATATTTTCTCCTAAGTAGAAATAAAGGGAGACCTCGCTGGTTACCGTGCGGAGGTTTTTGCCGGAACTCCCAATTAATAATTACTGTTGTCGTGCTCTAATCATTGCAAGAATGTCTTGGGCTCCGCCTTCAGCAGGTGCTTGTTCTGTTGCAGGAGTAGGAGTAGGAGCAGGTGTTGCTACTGGCTCTGTTGCTTCAACAACTGGTGCTGGTGCCGGAGTTTCTGCTACTGGAGCAGGTTTAGTATGTGCCGCTTTATTAGGATCACCAGTACGTGCTTGCATTCCACTGGGCCTAAAATATTGGCTCCATTTTTCTGCATCATATGCTTCGCCATCCACACTTGCTTCAAACATCTCAGTAAGAACTTTAACCCCAACATCTTCGGGCTTCTTAGGCAAGAAGTCGCTTAAATTAAACAATCCATTTGTTTCGATTGCTTTCATTTCTGCATCTCCTAGTGGTCGCTCTCTACGTGCCCAATTACTTGCACCGTAGTCAGCATATCCGCCTTTAGATCCTTTAGATAAACGGAAGTCAACTCCAGCAGTATAATCTGTTGGTAATTCTTCCATATCTGGATCCATAAGTGCCGCTTTAATAAGTTGAAAGATTTGTGGTCCAATAATGAAACGTCTAACTGGATTTTCTGGCTTATCCTCACCAAGAGGATCTTCTGTTACAAAACCTTGGAAAACATAAGAACGCTTTTTCCAATATTTACGACCCATATCTTCAAGACTTGGATCTTTAAACCATCCACGTACTTCTCCTAAGATAGGACATGATTCTCCATACATTTCCATACACGGAACTTGTACTTGAATTGGGCGAGAATCAGTATCGCCTTTTACTCCTGCAAACGGAAGTTTAATCATCAAACGCTCTTTCCAAAAGAAAGTGTTTGAATCATCTCCGTCAGGCAAGAAACGCAGGGTTGCCTGCTCGCCTTCTTTCATATTCCAAAATGGGTAAATTGCGTTATCGCCACCAGTGTTATTTCCACCTGTACGATTTTCTTGTTCTTTGAGCTTTGCTCGTATTTCTGCTAATGATGCCATAGTTATGCCTCCTTATAAATTTGCCTATGCATTGTGCCTTTATTGTGTAGCACAGTTTATATACTACACAACTTTATTTATCTTGTCAACTGTTTTTTTTATTTTTCTTGAAAAAACAATAAGTTATATGTTAACCTAAATATTTTGTCATAAACATTTTAGGCATTTCGTGATAATCTTTAATATCTAAAAAATCATGTAAGCCATTTGATGTTTGTATGTCTTTTAGGAATCTACTCTTAACCATTGGTTTTACGTTTTGAGCTGTTGCCATCATTCTTAAGACTCTAGCTTGTTGTGCAGAAACTGGAAGAGATTTCCCATCATCAGTTTTCACTGCTTTAACAGGGTTAGGACTACTTTGACTATCTATAACTTTTCCTAGTTGATCAAACATAGGTGGTTCTTTAAATCCAGCCTCGTCGTTATCTTGATCGAGTTCTTTACCTAAATCTTTCAAACCAAAGTCATCAAAACTTCCTTCTTCCAGTCCTGCGTTCATTCTCATTTTATATGTTTCAAATGCATGGCCTAGACGTTCTATGAATCGACTTGCGTTTCTTACGTATTGTTCGCCGTAATCTTTTTCAATTGCTGTTAATACTGCTGTTTCGCCTTTTGGAAATTGTCCAGTCTGTACGTCAAAATGACTCATTATATATTCGCCTATAGGTGTCTTATCTTTTTCAATTACAATATCATCTTCATCTGAATCTGGGTGGTCAACCTTGTCGCCTTTTGTTGCGCCTTTCATCTTTGCTTTTCTTACAGCGTCACCGTATGCGTTACCTTCTTCTGTTTCCATTATGTCAGGAACACCGTTTCCGTTTTTATCCTTCCACCAGCTACCTGATTCGTCATCACAATCATGTTTACAATTACAATCATCTTGTCTTACGTGCATTTGGCAACCGCAATCTTCACAAAAATAATTTTTATATCCTGTCATGTATCTTTCTGATAAGGTTTGTGTTTCACTAAATTGACCCATCATTTTTTCAAAAAAGTTTTCTAAATCTTCATCGTAACTTTTGGAATCGTTTACTTTATGACAGCTATTGCCTTTTCCTCTACGATATCCTTTCCAACATACTTTGCCATGTGAACCTTTTTTCTTTTCTTCTGATACTGCTGACCAATTAGCATTTCCGCAATCTTCGCATATAGAATCATCTATCTCGTCTAAAATATCCTCTGGCATAATTGAAACAGTTTGCATTTCGCCTATTAGGTTATATATGTATGGAAATACATCTTTAAGTTCTTCGTTAAATTGTTTAATAGTAAGCTGATCTATCCAATTTTCTGCAACATCAACAGGTACATCTTTTACATTTGTTGGTGAAAAGCTTTCAAATGTTTCTTTATAGTAATTTGGTTTTTGTAAATTTTGTATTTCTTTTTTAATAGAAACTGTTCTGTCTTTTACAATGCCTGTATATTCTTGCAAAGTTTCTGCCATTACTGTACTACGATTTAAATACTGATTAAATTTTCTTAATTTTGAAAGTTCTTCACTAAGTCCTGTAATATACTTTCCAAAATCATCATATGGATTTCCGCCTTCTGAAACGTGCATAGCTAAAGCTCTTGCTCCGCTTAAATGTTTAAAAGGATACTTGAATTTTTCGCCTTCATTATTTTCAATAAAAATAAAGCCTATTTTTTTATTACGGCTTTCGTCTTCACCTAATGATGCATTATGTTTTATTGAAAGTTTTGCACTTCCAATTTTTTGGAAACTTGTTTTATGAGTTCCATACATTTTTGATTCTGACATTGTATTATCTCCAGGACGATTATTTGCTAAAAATTTGTAGTCTCTTTTTTGTAAATTTGATCTATTAACATCTCTTACTTCAAATTTAAGTAACCTTTTTTTACTAAAGTGTCTCATATCTTTTAAAAATGAAAACCAACTATCTTTACCAATACCGTAGTTTTCGTCTATTATATCTTTATTGTATATTATAGTAACTCCGCTATCTTCGTCTAAGCTAACACTTACTTTACCTAAGGTATTTTCTTGCACTCCAAAATCAAAGTCAAAAAATCTTGCTTCTTTTGGCGTGTTGGTTATGTCTCCATTTTCGTCACCTATTACAAGGTTAGAAAATCGACTCTTAACTGAATTGAACAGTTGTTCTGCTATTAAATCTAAATTCAACATATTAATATTATTTATCCATAATTGCTAGATACAAAGATTGGCATTGGAGTTTCGTAATCGCCTATTTCCTCGGCTTGTGTAAATGTATTATACACATCTGGGTTCCAATCTCTCATAACAGTTATAATCCGTAGAGTTAATATCAACGCACTAACTAAGTCATCAGTAGCGCCAGGCTTTGCTTTGAATGAACTACCTATTGATACAAATGCTTTTAATTCACTTACTAATGGTTTACTTCGGATAATTAATTTATCATTCTCAACCATTGTTTTTAATCTTGCACAAGAACTTGTTTTGCTTCCATGTGTAGTATTAAATCCTTTTCGAAACTTCCTCACATGGCCTTTTCTAATAGGTTCACTAATAAAAAGTCCTGGTATATTTTCTTCCCCAAAATCCTGTATAACAATTAATGCCGCTTCTCCAATACCATTATTTTCTACACTCCAGTAAATATTTGCACCTTCGTTTCTACAAGTTTCTGCTATATATGTGCAAATATCTTTCATTACACGTATTTGCCCGGGGATACCTGTAACATTATGTTGCCATTCGGCAACTTGTTCGTATGTAGGAAGTTCTACTACTTGTATAGCCGCAAAGTCTCCTCCTGTACCCATAGATGGATCTAATGCTACTGTATAACTTTTGTCTGGATCAGGAGTTTTATACCAACGTACTTGACCCATATTCATTTTAGGTATTACACCTTCCATTTGTGCAAGTTTTAAGCTGTTAATTAAAGTTTCATCAAATACTAAAAATTCACAACCGTATTCTCTTCTAAATTTTTCTTCACCTATACGCCCTAGTTCATCAACTTTCCATTTTTCATCTCTATCCGGATGTTCATCCCAATAGCTTCTAAAACTATGAAATCCGTTAATTCCTACATCACGCTCATTTCCATTTTCATCAAACTTTTGTTCAGCTTGTTTCCAAATAGTTGCAAATGTATCTTCATCTGAATTTGGTGTACTTGTAATAATTGCTCGACCACCTGTTGCTAGAGTTGGTGATATAGAAGTCCAAAATTCTTCAGCAATATTAGGCATAACAAACGCAAACTCGTCACAGTATAATAATGAAATAGATAAACCACGTCCTGTTGTTCCTGTTGTTGTTTGACTTATAATCCTTGATCCATTTTCAAACTCAACAGATCCTTTGTTATAACTGGTTACGCCTGCTCTTATATAATCAGGACAAAGTTCATATACATATCTGATACGTGCCATAATTTCTTGGGCACCTGTATATTTGTGTGCGGCAATTAGAATAGTTTGATCAGGATTAAACATAGCATACCAACACAAATATATTGCGGCACAAGTTGTTTTACCTGTTTGCCTTGGCATCATATTAATGTTAAACCTATGATTATGATAGCTTTGCATAAGTCTATCTTGGTATTCATACGAATCAAATAATAGTTTACCCTCGACAGGATGTTGAATATAGGCAAACTTACTTGCAAAATAAACATAGCCTGTTTCAGGATCCATACACTTCATCAAATCTTCTACTTGATCATTTGTATATGTTTCTTGCTGATTTGCTTTTTTGGTTAAAACACCATCTAAACTTTTACTCATAGTAATACTTAGTCAAAAAAATAGCACCCGTAAGTGCTATTGAGTCTGGGGGATTATTGATTAACTAGTTACTTTTTGCCTGCAATAGCTTTCTGCAAGCCTGCTGGAAGTTTCTTTTGTTTTGCTGATAAGCCTTTTGAGTCTGAATCTTTTGAATCGCCTTTTTCTTTTGCGGCTTTTTTCATTGGTTCTTTTGTATTACCATCACCATCTATATCAGGAAAGTCTGGCTTTGCTTTTTTCTCAGCTAGTGCGTTCAACAGTGTATTTTTTATAGATGCTTCTGTATTCATTGGGTTATCACCGCCTGATGTTGCTTTATATGACTTTTTAACTTTGTGCAAATCATTACCAGCTGGTACACTTGCACTAACATTATTCATATATTTTTCATCTGGTTCAGTTGACGCATCAGGAAAATTACCATCATAGTCTTCTGCTTCATCTTCAGTTGACATCATATGAATCATATCTCCCATAGATGGAGACCCTTGTGGCTCCATTGACATACGTGGGCTTATGTCATCTGGTCCTACTTCTTTTGCACCAGAAGCTCCTGCCAATTGCATCATGCGTATTAGATCATCAACTGATCCGGATATTGTAACTTTTCCATCTGAGCCCATATCCATGCCTTCTGTGCCTTCCATGCCGCACTCGTTTGTGGTTTCGTTCATGGTGTTCTCCTTATTGTTTATTGATTCTGCATTTGATGTAGCTTTTGTAGTGTCTACAGTCCATTCAATGCCCATATCCTCTAAATGATCAATAACAGGCTTTATATCATCATCATTTAATTCGCTATCAATTCTTGTCCATAGCGGAGCAGATTGTCTACTAATCTTTCTTTTAGTAGAACCAAGTGTTGCGGCATCTAGTAATATTCTTCTAAATGCTTCGCTGACTTGATTCCAATCTGCTTGTGTTTGTATTTGTTCAATTGACGAAATTATATCGGCTTCTGTTGTGCCTATTCCGTCTACTGCATCATACAACACTTGTGCAATCGAAGAATGATTTATATCGCTTGTTTGTTCTTGATCTTTTTCAGCATCAGTATTTGGGCTATTATCTTGTCCAGCACCATCGCCTTGTGGTTCACTCTTTGGTAGTGCTTCGTCACCGCCTGGTCCTGTTGGTAGTTCGTTATTGCCATCTGGACCTGTCATTTTTGAATAATTCTGATCAAGTCCACTTAAATCAACATTATTAACATTAAGGCGTAACGCATTCATCATTTGCAAACCAAGTTTATTATTTTTTGGATCGTACTGCACATTATTACCTTTGTAATGTTCGAAATCAGCTTGTCCAGGTCCTGAGGAATTGCCTTTATGTTTTGTTAAACCAATTTTAGCATATTTACTACCATTTGTAATAATTGCTTTACCTTGTTCACGACCATACCCGTTTGGTTGAGGAACAACTGCTTTCCATTTGGCTTTTGGTGCGGCCTTTGGTGCGGCGTCTAATCCACCTTTGTCTTTGTCTTTATTTCCACTGATAGCTTTTTCTAAGGCGTCAATTCTTTTTTGCATTTCAGCACCTAGTTCTTTATCGTCGGGGTACATTTTCAAAGCATTTTTTAATGTTTGAATCATTTGTTTTGCCGCATCTATTTGCTCTTTTGGCAAGCTTTCTTTAATTGCGATTTCTTTAATTATCATATTAGCTCCCGTACTTACTTAACCAACTGTCAACATCTGGTAACACTCGTTGACGCAATCTTAGTCTACTAGGTGCAGTACTACCTTTTGGTCTATTTGGATTTGGTTCTGCTAATCCTGCGGCTCTTCTTGCGGCTGGATCTGTAATGCCTTTTTGTGCTTGTTTCTCTCTTTCAGCATCTATAGCATCTAAATCTCTAGGTTTTACTAATCCAAGCTGTTTAGCATCTGGTGCTTGATCAACATATGCTTTTGTTCCATCTGGATCTACTTGCGTAGCTTTAGCTGTTGGTCTTGCTTTTGGTTTTACTTTAGCCAATTTTAATGCGGCTCTAGTATTTGGTCCAACAATACCATCAACTTTTAATGGCTTACCTTTTAGTATTGCAGATTTTTGAAAGTCCATTACTGCTTTTTCAGTACCGCTTCCAAAGATACCATCAGCGGTAATACCTAGCTGTGCTTGTATAGCTTTAACTTCAGCGCCTCTACTACCTTTACGTAGTAAGTTACTTGTTCCTGCTTTTCCTGCTGGTTTTGCATCTGGGTTTTTCCAACTTTGTGCTGGTGCTTTGCCTACTTGATTAGAAGGTGCATTCTTAAAGTTTTCTCCTTGACGATAAGAAATTTTTCTTCCGCCTTTAACAATACCTTTTATTGTTGCTGGGTTCCATTTACCAAAAAATCCTTCGCCGGAAGGATTACCATTCCATCTAACTATTTCTTTACCGCCGACAGCCATTCCGTCGCGTCCAGTTTTTGGTTTTTGAAAGTAAAGATTACCATCAGGGGCGTGCATAATCATATTGCCACCACCAGGTCCTCCATAGTGTGTTGGAATAAATGTTGTTGGTACAGCTTCGCTTACGATTGCTTCTTTTTTAGCTGTCTTTGCGGCATTTTTCCAGTCTTGGCTTGAAGGAGCATCTGGGTGATCAGCATCTCTACTTGTGCCGGCTTTCTTACGCTTGTTTACGTTGTAGTATAAGCCTTTAGACTTTTCATTAATTTCTTTTATTCTCATATCATGCTCCTGCAATGGTGCTTTTTGTATTTTCTACATCACCAATGTCTTTGCTTTCTCCTTGCGGAGCACCATCTAACGGGTCGTTATCTCTTTCTTTACGTGCAGTTTCTAATTCTTTTAACAAGTCCATAACTCTATTAACACCTGAGTCTTGTTGTGCTGATTCTCCGCCCATGTCTTCCTGGGTTAGTTTTGCAGTATATTCCTCTTCAGATTTTTCTTGCTGATATAATTCTTGAGGTTCATTTGGATTACGTACAATAATATGACTCTGTGGTACATCACAGCATGATCCAATATATTCTTGTAATACTTGTACAGTGGTTGGATATGTACAGGTTACTTCATAATAGTGTACTTCTGTATTTTCTAACTGTGGAAAATCTAACGGACGTTCTTGTATTGGTGTCTTTTTACCTGCTGACATTTTTGTACAACCAAATTTCTGCAAGCATCTTTCTATCATATCTTCACAATTATCAGGCAAATTACCCGCTATTCCAATTTTAAAATCATAAGTCTTTTTAGACTCTTGTAAATAATCAGCAAATTCTTTCATTATAACATCCTAATTTAATGTATAGTATTATTTATCTTTATCAAGGCCTTTTAGTCTTTCTAATAGACTATTTCTATCAGTGACTACATATCCTTCGCCACTTACTATTCCTTCAGATGTTCCACTATCTTTATCTAGTTTTTCCTTTTTTAATTGCAAATCAATCATTTTTAATTTTTTATCTATTTTCGCAACTTTTGCATCTAACGTAGTTTTAAGCATATTACCTGCTACTTCAAAAACTCTTCCACTATAACGACTTTCTACATTCATACCTAAGTCCATTAAATCATCATAAGCTTGCATGGCTTTTCCTGCTACTTCATTTAATTCATCATCGGCCATTTGACCTAAACCTTTAACAGCTGGTAATGCACTAGCAATTTTGTCAAACTCTGCTATGTCACGAAACGTGTCGCTTTGTTCTGTAATTGCTGTTTCTGCCTTTTTATCTGGTGTATTAGTTGTATCTGTATCAGCAATATTTAAAAGGTCTTCAAGTTTTTTTGTCATAAAAGTAATCCATTATATACTAGTATTATTTAGTCAAATATTATTCAGCAGTGCATTTATTTTTTGTTGGGCTGTATACACTGCACTAGTTCCAGCAGTGATCCAATGTGTATAATCTTTTAATTCTTGTTTGTTTTCTGTTTTAAGTTGCTGTTCACTTTTGTGTTGATATTGTGTTAGATTTTCTATTTGCCAAATATTCATTAGGTGATCTGTTGTAGGTGGATTGGTCAACATTATTTTTGCTTTTTCTACAACTTTTTGTGAGGCGTTAGATGTGAATATACTTGCTGACACTCCTCCTAAGTATCCTCTTTTTTGTCTTTGTATACGCCACTGTTCTACAGTAATTTTAGGAAAATTTTGTTTCTTAACTGCTAAACAATTTATTTGTGTACAAAGTATATTTACTTTTTTGTAGTAGGGTAAACCTAGCCAACGCATTAAATAGAAATGTTCACGTTTTGGATTAGATGGAAGCAAATGTGTAACATCTATACTTTCTACTTTGTAATCTTTACATTTTTGTAATGAGCTTTTGCTTGGTTTATATAAAGCAATTACTTTATCATTATTATAAAATTTATTTAATTGCTTATTCCATAAATCAAAATAAAGATCAAAGTATACAGGATCAGCCGCACAATATATTATCATCAACGTTTGCCTTGATGGAAAATATCTCCTTCATTTATAACTCTAAAGAATATACCTTTTTGTTTACTGTATGCCCTAGCCGCAGACCATTTTGCTTGGTTTAAAACATAATGTGCTTTATTATGTTGGCTGTTACCTATTTTCTTTAAATCAGTTTGGTTAGCTGGTTTAACTTCTATAAGTTCAACTTTTTGAGATCCATTTTTATCGTTATAAACAACAAAAAAATCAGGAACATAAACTGTATATTTTCCAGTAAATGGATTTCTATATGGTATTTTAATTGATTCACTTGCCCATTTAGATATATTAGGATTGTTATCACACATACGCATAAACGCCCATTCCCAACTACTTCTATATGTAGGGGAACGTCCACCTACATATTTGTCAGGGTTTTTCAGTGTATACTTTCCTTGAGCAAACCTTGCCATTATAATAAAATATTTCTTTGTTCTTTGCTAGGATTTTGAGGTTCTACTTTAAAACCTAATTGACTTGATTTACTTCTATTTACATTAAGTATAGTAGTAACTAATCTACTTAATTGAACTTCATCCAATCCACGGAGAGTGTCAAGAATAGTATATACTGGAGTGCCTTCTAACTTAGCCTGTTGTAGTATAGCCACACTAGTTGATACGGCACTAGATTTTCCAAATCCTCTTTTTTCAAAAAATCCTACACAACTGTCTACTTCGTTTGATGTAAAATTTACTTGTTTAGAAAAGTACTTATTATAAAATTCTTTAACTTCTCCTGCACTATCAGTATTTGCTAGGGTACTAGTAACATCTGTCATTGTGAATTCCTTATGTTATCAAAGTTGTCTATTGCTAATGTTCCAAATGCATCTTTTTGGGATCTACTCAAGTTATTCCATGCACCTTTTCTGTCATTTAAATTGCCAGATTGTTGATTATTACTATATGCATTTTTAAATGCAAAATCATCTCTTGCTTGTTGGTTATTTGCTAATACATTTAAAGCATCTTGTCTTGGTAAATTAAAAATTGTATTATTATTATCTTGCAGTGTACTTGTTTGCGTAAATGCTTGTGTATTAGATTGTTGTGGAAAAAGGTTATTAACTAATCCATTTAAAGCTATTGTTGAAACAGCTACTAATGCTCCGTCTATTATATTATTTTTTTCTGCTTCTTTTGCTTGATCAGAATAGTTTTCTATATTTTGTAAAGTATTATATCCTGTAAGAATAGTTTGTAAATCTACATTTTGATTTTCTATATCTTTGAATACCGATGTTATACCGCTAAGTATTCCGCCGTCACCAAATATATTAGACACACCTCCTCCTTCAACTGAAAGTGGACTTTTTCCAACATCATAATGAGAAGGATCTGCAAATCCTGCTGGATTATCTACAGTGGTTAGTCCTCTACCATACATTACAGATTCGTATTCAACTTGCATTTGATTTTCTGTAAACTGACTGGCGCCTTGTTCTAAATTATCATGTCTTAAACTTGTTATTATTGGATTTATTAATGTGTAGCTAGTAAAATTACTTACTCCACTATTTCCATGTAATTGATTAATTGTAATTGAATTGAAGAAAGGTGCAGAAGGTCTAGTTTTATCTAGTCCATATCTATAACTATTACGTAACTCTGACCCATATGTATTATCAGGATTATTTATAAAAGGCAACGGAACAGTTGTATCAGGTTGGCCGATAGCATTTTTTCTAGCATAATTTGGATCTTGATAATAATACCTAAAATATGTTTCCCATAACAATGTTGTTAGTCCTGCTTGATCATCATGGAATACAACAGATACAGGGTCATATCTAAGTTTTGTTTGAACAATCTTTTTTCTATTATATTGATTTTTTACATCAGTATCAATACTATATCCAGGCATATCAATACTTCTAACCAGTAAATTTACTTCTTTCTTGTTTAAAAGTTGACCTACCGCTTGTCCTAACGATGCTAATGCTATTTGATTAATATCAAATACTACATGATATAGGAATTTTTGTTTTGGAGTAAGACGTAAATTATTACGTACATATAAAGCACTCGCATGGGCATAGTCACCTAAATTGCCTTTAGGGTTTCCTAATGCACTTGAAAAGTTATCAAAAAATCCGGATAGTTTACTCATATAGTATTTATCACTTGATTTATATACGTATAAAACAACGAAAGGAGCTCAAGGCTCCTTTCATAACAATCTCTAAATTGTTTTATTAAGTTCCGCCACCTGTTGCGGCTACGCTTACATTTCTTGCAACAGTTGCACCAACTCCATTTCCTATTGGAGTTTGTACAGCGTTATCATACATTATTGTAAGTGAGACTGTAACAGGATCACTATTAGCGTATGCTACTGAACCATAATCTACTGAGGTTAAATATGCTCCGTATATTTCCCAAGTTTCTAAAACATTTGGTGTGTTTACACCGTTACCACCATCTAGTATTTCTAGCCTTTGTAAAAACTTATAATCAATACCTGATGCGGCACTAGCTTGTTCGAAGAAATCAAATTGCTTCTGTAGCTGTTCGCCAACTAATTTTTGAACATTACCGTTTACATCATCACGTAAATTTACAGTAATTTCATTCCAAGTATGCTTACCTGCAATATTTACTTTACTACCATAAACATGAAGTTCTTGGTTTTCAAATGAAACTGTAGGCCTTGAAGCATCAATTACCTGTTTTGTTAATTCTTGTGTTTCGTTAGATACACCAAAATTTTCTAATGTAATTCTAAAACGGTATTGTAGCTTCGGCATAAGCAAGCCTTGACTGCTTGCACTAGTGTCGTTTGCTAAAGGTACCGTAATATTTGTTAGTGTTGAGATTGCCATATTTGTACTCCTATTTGCAAGTATTTATCATATTTAAATGTTAATTCATTAACACCCTACTTTATGATCCCAAGCTTGCTATCTCTCCTGTATTTTTCAATCTCAACGGAATGTAAATAAATTCCACTGCTTTGACTGGTTCTACTGCAATATCAACATAAAGTTCATTTCTGTCAATTCTTGCTGGTGTATTGTTTGTTTCGTCGCATACAACTAAGAAATCATATAATGCTCTAAGTCCAACTAATTCAATCATTAAACTTTCAGTTGCTTGTTTAATTTCATCACGGGTGATTTTATCATTTGGTTCAAACAAATATGGTTTTGCAAGTTGGTTTAGCTGACTACGTAGATATACTGTAAGTCTTGCTACATTAATTCTATCTAATGAACTTGCATTAGCCGCTCTAGTTTTTTGGCCAAATACAACTAAACCTGCACCTGTTAAGAATGTTATTGGATTTACATTATTAGCATAAAGCGTATCACGCTGTCCTTCATTAAGAGCAATGCTACTAAATTCACCTTCTGCTGTAATAAACCCTGTTGCAGTTGCATTAGTTACTCCACCACGTCTTGTACCTGCTGGTGCAAACCATGGAAACGCAACTTGGTCATTTAATGCAATAGTTCTTAGAACCATATGACTTGGAGGTACAACAATATTGTTACCTGCATTATCACTTGTAAATCCGCTTGGATAGTATACACCTAAGTATTCATTACTTGTTACAAGTCCGTCATCGTTATCTTCTGGTGCTAATGCAACATTTGTTGCCCAATTATTAAGTGTGGTTGCATCTGATGCTAATCTAAATGGTGAATCACCAATTACAAATGCTGTTAATCCTCTATCAGCATTTAAGCTATTCATTTCGCCAATTAGTTCTGAATATCCAGGAGTTGCTATCAAGTTAAAAATTCTTGATTCGTCGTCTCTAATATCTGCATTACTATTAACCATTGCTTGTAATGCTTGAACAACAACTTTACGCTGTGATTGTCTACCAAATGATCCTGAGCCATCGTTATTATTAGCTGATTCAGTTACCCAACGATGTGGATAGTATGATGCCATAGACGCTCCGTTTTGTCTTGTATTTGTTAATGTAAGGTCAATGCTGTTTCTTACAAATTTCTTAACATTAAATCCACTTCTACGTAGGTTCCATAAAATCATACCTTTTGGATATAAAGCTGGATCAGGGCAATCTGGATCAACATAATCACTAATCATCATGTCTTCGATTGCACCTATTGTATGTGTACTTGCACTACCGCCTGTTGTTGCCCAACGTGCATCTGCAAATAAAACACCATTTTCTGTAGTTTGATCTGTGTTGTCAAGTAGTACCCATTTGTTCACTGTAAGTGCTGAGTTATATTTGTATATCTTAGGATAATTTTCAAGATCTGCTGTGCTTACCCAAATATCTCCTGTTACAAGTGCATTACCATCTGTCCTACTTGTGTCTGTTGGTTCTGTTGCACTTACAATTGGCCCTGCCGCACTTGGTGCGTTTGCTGGTGTAGCATTATAGAACGGTGAACTTGTAGCTGATGTTCCAGTTCCGCCTTGATATAAGTATCCAACCCAATCAGTTCCATTGTGTACCATAATATCAATTTCATCTACAACTGAGCTATACCATAGGGCACCGTCTGCCGCTAACGCTGTTGGTGCACTCGCACTCGCAGTGTATGTTAAACCTGCCCAAAGCGATGCATTTAATTTTTCTGGATTACTTCCGCTTTCACCTGGTTGCCAGTATAAGTTAGCTGTTGTTCCAGCAACTAGTCCTGCTAGTGTTAATCCGTTATCAGTATCAACTAGGTTAATCTCTCCTCCTAATGAATGCTGTATAACTACTCTATTTTGACTATCAACACTTGCACTTACATTTACAAGACCTAAATTGTTAATAGCTGTTGCCATTAAGTCTGAGTCTGTGCTTGCACCTGTTGCAGTAAATGATGCTGAAACTGGTGATGTCATCGTAGCATTATCTTTAAGTGATTCACTTACAGTAAATGCATATGCTTGTGCTGAGAAACTTGTTGCTGTAATTTTACTTGATGTAATAGTAGTTGCACCAGTTTCTTTTCTGTAATATACATAATATGATGCTAATATTGTTGCATCATCAGCCGCATTATATTTTACATACAATTGATTTGCTGTTAAATTTGCACCGCCGCCTGCTTTATCTAATTCTTTTAATGCTGTAGCATTATTTGTGTAAAGTGGTGCTGATGAAAGATCCCATTTTTCTGTAGTTGAATTCCATCTACGCACTTTCCAGTCTGCACCTAAGTTTGGATTTGTTGTTTTAATCCATAGTGATCCAGTAGGTCTAGGATTTGTGTCTCCTGATTTATACTCTGGTACACTTGTATGCGGTGCAATAGTTAATGCTGTAGTATAGTATGTTCCAGCAGTTAAACCTATGTCTGCTAATGGTGTTCCTGATCCGTCAGCAATAGCAATATAGTCTCTGCCAGTACCGTCATTATAAATTTCTAGTTTATTATCTACAACTGCCGCTGTAATACCTGTAATAGCGGCTGTGTTAATGTCACCTGCTAAAGCTGATAATGTTGTGCTACTTGTTGTAATAGTAGTAGGTGTTCCACTAATGGCAATAGTGAATTGCTCACCTGCACCTGTTGTTCCGCCAGATGTACTTGAGACACTTGGCCAAGATTTTTTCCAAAGAGCACTTCCTACTTCTACCCATGTACCTGCAGTATTTTTATAATATGTTTTTACTGTTGTTGTAGTTGCTCTAACAGCATAGTCACCTACTGCACCAATTGACCCTTTTGGTGCGCCGGTAGCTGAATTTCCAACTAGTTTTGTTGAATCTGTAATTACAATAGGAGCCTTATTACCAAACGTTTGTCCGCCAGTAGTTGTTACTGCGGCGGCATTCCATTGTTGAATTCCAAACAGTGATGTGCTAGTATCTAACCACCAAGTTCCGTTAGCTGGATTAGCTGTTGTAGCTGTAGCACTTGCTGAAAGTGCATTTAAATCTACATCTCCTCTAACTACATAAGCTCTATTACTTACACCTAAGAAGCTATATGCGGCTTGGAGCCCATATTCGTTTTGCTCTCCGCCGTGTATCGGATTATTGTTTGCATCCGTTTTAAAGCTTGGATCTCCAAAAGTTTCTACTAAGTCTCTTTGTGATGATAACAAATAAACTTTTCCTGCGCCTGCTTTTGTAGTTCCAGGTGCAATACCTGTTCCAGCACCGTTCAGTTTATTTTCTGCGGTAGCAACAAAGATGATTGGAGTAGTACCTGGTTCAGCTGGAGTATAAAAACTCTCATCTATAACGCTAACCTGTACACCTGGTGATGTTAATGCCATTTTAATTTCTCCTATGGGTCTAAATCTCTTATTACTATTATTTAGCAGATTTGGTTATTTTTATTAATTTTAGTCCAGTAATACACGCATTTTTCTATTGACTAAGTGTAATTAATCGTGTAAAATAAAAATTAAGGAGTTGTTTATGACAAAATACAAATTTAAAGAAGATGAATATATTAAAGAGTTTGCAAAATATATAGATACAACTTATGGTGCTCATTATTCAAAAGATAAATTTCAAGCTACAGAATTTATAATTGATGGTGGACACGGTACTGGGTTTTGTGTTGGAAATGTTTTAAAATATGGTCAACGCTATGGCAAAAAAGGTACAAAAGAAGATGCTAGAAAAGATCTTATGAAAGTGTTACATTATGCACTTATGCAACTATATGTGCATGACGAAGATCTTTAACCTATTAGAAATCCGTAACCAGTACCACCTGCTACTGCCATAAACAAATCCTGTTCAAGCTTTTCCATTTCCTGTTGTGCTTCAGCCTTAAGTGTGTCACCGTTTAATGTAGTTCCGCCGCCAGGGCCAGCTATAGTACTAAACTTACTTCTTGCTTCACCTAGCATATATTTACATCCTGCTAGTGTATAATCTTTAATCCATTGTGCGGCTTTATAATCAGCAAATAATTCAAAATCAGGTCTATAGTTATAAACTTGTAAAAGAACTTCTTCTTCGGCTCTTGGTCTTTGAAGTATAGTTAATTTATGACTTGTAGGGTTCCATTTGAATTCCATAAATGAACCAAACATTCTTCCAATTAATTCTTGCTGTTGTGCAAAAAAGTCATATGTAGCTAATCCGCCTATACCTGATCCTGCAAGCAAATATGTATTAGTATATGCTAAATTAAAAGGTTCAAATAAACTACCTCCGTCGGCACTTGCTCCTAGTCTACTTCCAACACTTCTTCTAAAAATTTTTCTTACTTCGATAATTTCCTGTGGTAGGATATAGGCATTTTGACTTTCTACTAAAGTAATAGTTGCATAACTTTCTTCTACACTATTTTCACTTCGCTGTCTGTACTTTGTTAATGATTTGGATAAAGCAGTTTCATAATGTATAGGATCAAGTTCTACATCAACCATTCCTCCACCAAGAAATGCATTCACATAATCAAATATTTGTTGTTTTTCTGTTGTTAGATCAGGTATTGCGTTCATTGAATCTCTCCATATATATTTATACGATAAATATACATATGCCGAGACTAAGTTTATATAGACCAGAAAAATCAAAAGATTACAGTTTTCTAGATGGAATTATTCTAGAACAATTTACTGTTGGTGGTACCGATGTACTTTTACACAAATATGTCGGAACAAAAAATCCTACAGCTGAAGAAGCTACAAAAGAAAAACCAATTTATGAAAATGAATCAGTATCAAATATTCAAGATTTATTATTTTTAGAAAATAGAGATAGAAAATATGATCAAGATATTTACTCAATTAGAGGACATTACAATGTTCAAGATAACGATTTTGATTTAACTCAATTTGGTTTGTTTTTACAAAACGATACATTGTTTATGACAGTGCATATTAACAGTAGTGTGAAAACATTAGGGAGAAAAATTATAAGTGGTGATGTTATTGAATTGCCACACTTAATAGACGAATATGCACTAAACGATGCAACAGTAGCATTAAAAAGGTTTTATGTAGTTGAAGATGTTAACAGAGCAAGCGAAGGCTTTAGTCAAACTTGGTATCCACATTTGTATAGACTTAAACTAAAACAAATATATGATGGACAAGAATATAAAGACATACTTGATTTGCCTTCCGAAGAAGGAAGCGATCAAACATTACGAGATGTATTATCAACGTTTGAGACAGAAATGCAGATTAACAATGCAGTAGTTGCACAAGCAGAAGACAATCTTCCACAAGCTGGTTATAATACAAAACATTTTTATACAATAAGTGTTGATACTAACGGAGAAGTAAGTATAGTGACTGTTGACGATGATGTACTACGAGCTGATTTTGATGTTGATGTTTCAAGCGTGATTGATCCTGCTCCTCAAAGTGGTTATAAAGGATATTTAGTAGGCGATGGTACTCCTCCTAATGGAGCTCCATTTGGAACGGGAATTGGGTTCCCGTCAAATAGTAGTGTTGGAAGTTACTTTTTACGTACAGATTTTGTACCCAACAGACTATTTAGATATAATGGAAATAGTTGGAAGAAAGTCGAAGATGCTGTACGAACAACAACTACGCCAGACACTGTTAAAAATACTCTAAAAGGAACATTTATTAATAATGCTACTGTAAATACAATCAACGGCGAACAAGTTACTGAAAGACAGTCTCTTAGTAAAGCATTAAAACCAAAGGCAGATAATTAATGCAATATTTTTATGATGGACAAATAAGAAGGTATCTTACACAAATTGTAAGAGCTTTCAGTAATTTTAATTACAAAGACGGTGACGAAGAGTTACGTCAAGTGCCTGTAACATATGGTGATTTGACAAGACAAGTTGCAAATATTATTAGAGATAATAGTGAAAATAAAATGCCTTCTGTACCAAGAATGGCTGTATATATTACTAGTATGCAAATGGATAGAAGCAGACTAAGTGATAGTAGTTTTATAAGTAAAATTAATATTAAAGAACGTGCATTTGATGAAACTAGTCAAACATATTCAACTACACAAGGAAGCGGATTTACGGTAGAAAGATTACATCCGACGCCTTATGTTTTAGGTGTAAATGTGGATGTATGGAGTTCTAATACAGAACAAAAATTACAGCTATTAGAACAAATTTTTATGATGTTTAATCCTGATTTAGAATTCCAAACAAATGACAATTATGTAGATTGGACAAGTTTAACTGTACTACAACTTGAAAATATTAATTTTAGTAGCAGAAGTATTCCGGTGGGAACAGAAACAGAAATAGATATTGCTACATTAAGTTTTATTGCTCCTGTTTATATTTCACCGCCAACAAAAGTTAAAAAGCTTGGTGTTATTACTGAAATAATTAATAGTGTGTTAAATTTAGATGCTAATACAATAACTTTAGATGGATTTAATCCTGATACAAGTGATCAAACAAAAGTTGCAGACGGATTTGTCGTATTACCTGATGGGTCAGTAGTTAGTAATAATCCAAATGAACCAAAAGAAGCAAAATACGATGAAGATGGTAATGTTGTTTATGATGGATTACGCCCTGAAGATAGTAGAACTACTGTTATAAAAACTTCAAATGACGGAAATATAAATGTAGCTAATGTTAACACAGCAACCTATAGAAATTTTGATATATTAATTGAAAAACGATTAGCTAAACTTGCTAAAAATGCGGCAAATCTCAATAACATAAATTGGTTAAATGTTTTAGAAGCAGAAGCTCCAGCAAAATTCCAACCAGGAATAAGTCAAATAAGACTAAAAAGAGCTGAATTATTAACATCTATTGTAGCTACATTTGATTTTGTTAATAATAATACACAAGAGATTGTTTTGACATACGATGTTGATACTTTACCAGCAGATACACTTTTACAAGGGCCAACTAAAAATGCAGGAACAGTTGATTATATTATTAATCCACGTAACTTTGATCCTACTACTGTAAAAGCAAACGGTGTTCGACTTTTACTTTTACAACCCATAGGCGGACAAATTGAAAGAATATTTACCGCAAGTAATAGCACCACACGAGTAGAAACAGAAGTAGATGCTGATAGAGTGTACGATATTGATTTGTATATTAATAATATACGTAAAACTGATGTTACATCACAAGAAACTATTGATGGTAGTTTAGTATTAAAAATACAGCCAGACGATATGCCAAGACCAGGCGAAGAAGTAAGGTATGTTTTATACATAAACGAAGATGGAGCAGATGCGTGGAAATCTACAACTGACCGAGACTTTGTAGCAGATACTGGAGATATTTGTGAATGGTCTGGTACTGAATGGCAAATAATTTTTGATGCTAGTCAAACAAAAACACCAACTTATGTAACAAACTTAAACACAAGTCAGCAGTTTTACTGGAATAGTTTTTACTGGCAGTTTTCAGTTGATGGATATTATCCAAGAGGAAGTTGGGATTTAATAATATAAAATAACTATTTGTATGGACAAAATAGTTTGTAGTGGTGCATTATTTTATGCACAAGATACTGAAAGATTTTTACTTCTACATAGAACAAAAGGAAAAACCAAAGGCAAGTGGGGGCTTGTTGGCGGAACAGCTGAGGATCAAGAATCTCCGTGGGAATCTTTAAGTAGAGAAATAAATGAAGAAATAGGCACAGTAAACAAAATAAAAAAAGTTTTTCCTTTAGAAACTTTTATAAGTAGTGATCAACATTTTAATTTCCATACCTATCTTTGTATTGTTCAAAATGAATTTTTACCAAAGTTAAACGACGAGCATGATGGGTATTGCTGGGTAACATTAAACCAATGGCCTAAACCACTACATCAAGGTGTCCAAAATACATTAAGAAATAAAAGAAATTATAATAAATTAGAAACAGTAATAAAACTCATTCATGTGTTTCTTGACGATCAAGCTGTTGACTTAACTTAATAACTTGTAAAATATCACCTTTATAAGTTATACTTTTTTCCTGTAATGCATCAACAACAGATAATTCATTTTCTAATATTTGTTCAAATATCTCTTGATCAAGTTCAATATATGTTTCTTTTTTGTTATCTTTCTCTATAATACCATTATTATCTATGCTAATTGATCCAACTTTATTAATGTTTATTTGCATATCTAATAATTCATTATCAACAATACTTGATAGAGCTATTCTATGTAATGCTATTTTGGTCTCTTCTTTATGTAAAACCTGCTGTTTTAAATCATCAAAAAATAGCATTGCTAAGTCTGCATCACCTTCTAATAAAAAATCACCACGCTTGTACATTTCTACAGAATCATCTTCCATTTTTAGAAGTTTTAAGCCTGTTTTAAGATCTGTTGTTATCTCTGTATCTGCATATTCGCTACTTACTCTTACACCTTTTTTATCCCAAAATAAATCTCCAACATTAGTGACTGATAACTTTACACTACCATGCTGAAATTTATAATTCTTTCCTAGCTTATTTTCAATTTCTTTAAACATTGTGCTTACAATAGGATTAAACGCTTTAAGACTTTCTTCCTCAGAATAATCTAAAAAGTCCAAATCAAAATCAAAAGATTTTGGTGGATAAGTATCCTTAAATCTTTTCTTCAACCATTCAAAATCATTTATTTTTTTCAAAGCATCTGGATTATTTTTCCATTTAATTCCATACTTTGCTCCTTCATATGCACCTGTTATTGTTTCAGCACCAAACTCCTTTTCTTGTCCTCTTGAACACCAAGACTTTAATCTAAATGTTGTTTCGTCATCCTTTTGTCTATTAATTGTCCTACTAGAAAGTTTTACACATTCTCTAAATCCACTTCTCCAAGCACTAAAGCTATCAGTATTGAATGCTGTAATATTACTCATGCGAGGAATACCTTTAAAGTTTTTACTTATACTTGTGGTCATATCAGCAGTATTAACATCCATATTCAAAGTAAGGTTTGTTGGTAAAAGTTTTACGCCGCCATATCCATAAACTAATCCGTTAACAGGATTCATACTCCTCCATACATATACAGTACGTTTCCCATCTATGTCGTAATATGCAATTTGATAATCTAACTCAAAGTCCATTAGTAATTCGGCATCACCGTCAACTACCCAAAACATTTCAGTATCTACAAGCTTTGCGGCTTCGATATGTGCTTGGTGTATTCCTTTAACTTTATCAACTCTTTTAGCATTAGGGTATGATGAAGTCAATCTTTCATAATTTTTATCAGCATTATTTTCACCGTTACTAATAAAGACAATATCAAATGTACTAGGATAACTTCCAACCTCGGTATATTCTTTTTTAATTGCTAAAAATCTATAATCTATTTCGTGTTTTGTAAGAACTATATTTTTTGTTACTAGTGCAACTCCATCGTAGTATTCACCATTCTTCCACACATGATTAATTTTTCTTTCATATTGATTATGATGCGATATGTACATATTAAAATTAAAATCTTCCACAACATTAATATCATGATATATAATCCAAAACATTCCTGTTTTTGATGTTTCTTTTGCTTTTAAGTAATCGTCATAATCTTTTATAATAAATTTATCAAATGGTTTAGGAGTACTTGCAACTACTTCATGTTCTTTTTTATTAATAAAAAATCTATGATTAATTTCTTTTTCAGTTGCTATACATTCTTTGCTCATTAAAGCTATTCCATCATAGTTCTTATCATTTAAAAATACATGATTTATTTCTTTATCAAATTTATTGTGATGACTAAAGTACAAATTAAAATTGAAATCGTCTTTTACATCTACATCGCTAGGAATAAGCCAAAACATTTCTGTTTTAGAATCTTGTAGTGCTTGTAAATAATCTTCATAATTATTAATTGTAAACTTTTCATAAGGGCGAGGAATGCTTGCTATTATATTATGTTCTTTATTACTTACAAGAAATCTATGATTTATTTCTTTTTTTGTAACCTTAAAACTTTTACTAAAAAGAGCAACACCATCATAATGTTTATCATTTAAAAATAAATGTGTAGTTCCTGTATCTAAGGTTTTTTGTTCTGCTATCCATTCGTCTATATTAAAATTTTTATCCAATATCACATCATCTGGAACACCGAGAAAAACATGAGTTTTACTTGTTTCTAATGCCTTTTCGTAGTCTGCATAATTGTTCATTCTAAACACTTTAATAGGGTGAGGTTTAGAAGCTACGATATTAGTTTCTATAGGATTAACAACAAATCTATATGCAATTTCTTTTTTTGTAACAATAGAATGTTTGCTAAACAAAACAACTCCGTTGTATTTGTTTTTATTTAAAAATACATGATTTTGTTTTCTTAAAGATTTATCGTGGTGACTAATATAATAATCAAAATCAAATTCTTCAATAATTTCTACATCAGACGGAACTCCCCAGAACATATCATTAGTTGATTTACGTGATGCATTTTCGTAGTCTTCATAATTATCAATGATAAACCTTTCGTATTTTTTTGGAGTACTTGCCATAATACGAACTTCTTTTTTATTCACATAAAATCTATGTTCTAATTCTTTTTCTGTTATATTATAATTTTTTGGAAATAATGCTACTCCGTCTAGTTGATCAATATCGCCATTGCCAAACACATGGACAAAATCATGACTCCATTCGTCTGGCTTAAAACTAAATTTAAATGTATTTCTAACATCAACATCTTCCCATATTACCCAAAACATATCTGTGTAGCTACGTTGTTGTGCTTCTTGCCATGTTTTAACTGTTTGTAGATGCGGAACTTTTTGCTGTATAGAATTTATATCGTCTTGATTTTCTCCTATGTAAAAGCAATCAAATTTGCTATTGCCTTTATATACATCATATTCTCCACAGATGTGAATATGCTGTCGTGGTTCATGCTGTGTTTTTTTAGTTGGTACTAAACGCACTTTATCCCAACTTTTTATTTTTCTACTTTCTTTGTACACATAAGGAAATTCGTGTATTTGTATAATGTCGTTTGACCTTGGTTTGAACCACCAAGGAAAGCTATCAAATACTTTAATGTTTTTATCAACTACCCACACATAATCGCTATCTATATTTTGTTGATAAACTTTGTCAAGATCACAATAGTCATCTATCCTTAATACTGGATATCTATCAAATATAAGATTTTTTAACTGATCTTGTCCGTTGTGTAAAGGCTTAGAAAATTTGTTAAATCTGTCTATGGCTTTCATAATGTGTATGCCTTTGTTCCTATATGTGCTAATTTTATATCAGCATCTATCCATACATCTACGCCGTGATGCATTGCCTGATTGCAAAAGTATATATCTTCTCCGCTAAACGTATCGTCTATTTTATTATATTCGTGATTAAACCAAGGTTTAGGCAATGTATAAAATACATTTTTATCAATCAACATACATCCCATTCCTACAGCCCAAATTTTATGTAGCCCACTAGAAACACCTAATCTATCTTTTATATTATCTGGATTAGTAAATGCTACAGTTTGATAAGGTGGATATCTTGTGCTATAAGTTGCTCCAACAATATCTTTATTATGAGAATTTAGCTTGTCTACTACATTTGAAGGAAATTGTATATCACTATCCAAAAATAATATTTTATCACTATTTACAGATAAAGCTTCGTTAACAAGTCTTGTGCGTGACTCACAGATTACACTTCCGGCAAACAGATGCAATTCGAAATCTATTTGCTTGCGGGTAAGTCTATTGGTCAGATTAACTAAACTTTGTGTAAACAGAGTGTGTACTTGATCTCTGCAAGGAACACATATACTAATTTTCATTAAATTGTAGTATTTGGTATAAGTTCTTCGTTTAGGTCTTTTTCAGCATCGATGGTATTTTGATTTAATTTCCTTGCTGTGCTTGTTGCAACTTTTACAGCTTCTTGAAAATCATCACCTAATCCTCTCATAGCCAACATATTTTCTGGCTGTACTTTGCCTAATGTAAGCAAATCGATACCTGCTGTGATACCAAATTTTTGTATCCAATGATGTCTTTCATCATCTTCTGGAATATCCATAGCATCAATAGCTTCAACAGCTTGATTAAACAAATCTTTTTCTAGCTCCATTGTTGTGACTAGATGTTTTTTCCTTGCTTTTGTATATTCATCAGCTAGGTGTACGTTCATAATTTCGTATAATGTTATCATAAGTTCTCCTGTTAAATTATGGAAAATAATATCCGCCAAAACTACTACTCATTGATATAGTAGCCTGGTTACCTATACCTATATATGGTCCTAAATCGGCACTGAGTCTAATTGTGGACGATGGTCCACTGAAATAGTTAGAGATTTGACTCATTGTAATTGTGCTTCCTGTATTAGGTAAAGCCATATTATTTTCCTACATTCATATTTTTTATTTTAACACTTATAATTATGTATGTCAAGTCCTTATAGTCTATTTATCGGTTAACTTTTTAACCATTCTTTTAAGATCATCAATTTGAGTTTGCTGTGCTTTTATTGCTTCGATAAACACACCTGCCATAGCACCATAGTTTACAGTTTTAATACCTGATTCTTCATGTGTGGTTACAACCTCTGGGAAATGCTCTTCTATTTCTTGTGCAATTACACCCATGTGTCTTGTTTCAGTATCAGCAAGATCAGTACGAGTAAAGGTTACACCTCTTACACTTAGTATCTTTGTTAATGGATCTGCAATAATTTCGATATTGTCTTTTAGAGTAGCATCAGAGAACGCTGTAATTTCGCCTGATGCTGTAAAGTTACCACTGCTTATATCAAAAGTAAATCTTGTTGCGTTACTGCTATTACCATCTCTAAAGTATATATCATCGTCTGAATTCAGATCAAAATACAAATCCGAACCATTATGATAAATTTCTGCATCGTCTCCTGTACCAAAGTTTAATTGAATACTATCATTAAATCTTAAACTACCTGATGTTTTTTGATCTGCTGAATCACTACGCAAGAACTGTGAACTATCTAAGTTGTCAAGTGTGCCTGCATTTGTTGCTGTAACACCAGTGATACCGCTACCATCTCCTGATAGACTTGTACAACTTACATTTCCGCTTATGTTTATGCTTCCTGTACCGCTTAGTGTACCAGTGAAACTATCATTTGCATCGCTACGTAAAAAACTTCCTGAGTTTACACCGTCAAGTGTATCAGCATCTAATCCACTACCAGTACCGTCATTAGCTGAAGTCCATACAGTGTAACCAGTGCCATCAACATAGTGTTGTAATCCGGTTGTTCCGTTGCCAATATCTAGTCTGTCATTGTTTTCGTCACTTGCTAAACGTAGTATTCCTCCAGAGTCTACAAATTGAATATAAGCTCTTCTTGTAGTACCTTGATAAAAGCCAATATAAGGATTACCTGTTGCACTAGTGTCACTAAGTTTTAGTTGTTCGCCGCTTCTACTTGTTGTTAAAAGTCCAGTAATAGTGTCATCAGCATCACTACGCACAAACGAACCACTATCTATACTATCAAGTGTTGTAGCATCTACGTTTGTAAGCCCACTACCATTACCAGTGAATGTGCTTGTGCCGATATTAACATTACCAAAGTTAGCAGTAATTTCACCTGCGTCTAATGCACCAGTACCTGTTAAGTTACTATATGTTCCATCAATCCTTGTGTTTGGTACTGTACCGCTTGCAAGATAACTTGCATTAAGTGATTGTACGTTACTACCATCAGCAGTGTACATTGATGCGGCATATAATGCACCAGCAACACCCAAACCACCGCTTACTCTTACAGCGCCTGTTGTAGTACTTGTTGATGAACTTGTGTTAGCAAATGTTACCACTGCATTTGAATTAAAATCAATACTAGCTCCATTATCTGAAGTAATACTATCTAAAGCAATACTACCAACATTTGTAATATTATTATCATTAAAGCTTGTTGCACCAAAAGAACAAGCACCTGTTCCAGTAAACGAACTTGCTCCAATATCAATGTTACCAAATCCTGTTGATATACTTCCTGCATTAAGTTGTCCGGTTGCTGTAAGATCAGCTTGGTGTTGTGTAACACCGCTTGATTGGATACGTGCATCTGGAATTGTACCACTTGATAATTGTGTAGCAACTAGATCAGTTAAGCCACCTCCATTTCCAGAAAATGTACTAGTACCAATATTAATGCTACCAAATCCTGATGTAATACTACCACCATTTAATATACCAGTTGCAGTAATATCTGTTTGGTGTTGTGTAATTGCACTTGAAGGTACTCTTGCGTCTGGAATAGTACCACTTGTAAGGTCACTTGCACTAGCATCACCTATGAAGTTATCAGCTTTTATATCTTTTGCTACGTGTAATCCGCCTGTCATTTTAACTGATGCACTACCACTTGCAAAATCACCTGTTGCATTTGTAGCATCTGTGAACGTAACAAAATTATTTGCTGTAAGGGTTGTAAATGCGGCTGAGCTTGGTGTTAAATTTCCAATTGGAATGTTATTAATAGCATCTGCTATAAGCACGCCACCTGCAGAAATAGTTAAGTCACCATCTGTAGTTAGATTGTTTCTTACTGTTGTTGTGCCAGTTGTTGCACCCATTTGAATAGCTGTTGCCGCTTGTCCAAATGCAATAGTAGTTACATTATCTTTAAGTAGGTTAAACGTTGCAGTTTCATCTGTATCTAATGATGTACCATTAATTGCTAAGTCGTTAGTAATAACAATGTTTGTATTTTTCAATGTCATTGTACCAGTTGTAGCACCAATATTTAATGTTGATGCCGCATCTGCAAAATTTACAGTGGTTGGAGTAGTGTTAGCAATGTTAATACTTGCATCGCTAAATGTTAAATCTCCTCCATCAATTTCGATGTCACCGTCAACGTTTAAGTTGTTTTGTATAGTAGTTGTACCAGTAGCGGCACCCATTTTTAAAGCTGTGGCCGCTCTAGCAAAGTTAACAGTTGTAGCAGTAGCATCTATTAAGCCAAATGTTGTACTACCTGTTGTAATACTTGTTGTAATTTCTGGGCTTGTACCAAAAACAGCAACTCCAGTGCCAGTTTCGTCACTTAATACACCAGCTAATTGTGCCGAAGTAGTTGCCGCGAATTGATTTAGTCCGTCATCTACTCTTGCAATAGTACCGCTTGTTGGTAATGTTACACTTGTGTTTCCTGTTGTAGTAATTCCTAATGTGTGAGCACCGGTGTGTGTAAACGATCCGCCTAATGTAATAGTTTTTGAACCGTTGTTAACACCTGTTCCACCGTATGTAGGATCTATAATTGTTCCATTCCACACACCTGTAGTAATTGTGCCTAATGTTTGTAGACTGGAATTAACTACTGCTGATCCTAATGTTGTTGCATTTAATACACTAGCATCGTTTATAAAGTATTCTTTTCCACTAGCAAGATTAAAGTCTTGATTTGAATCCCAAGTAGTATTAGCGTGATCCCAGGTTAAAGTAGCACTTGCACCATCTATAGTAATACCTGCACCATTTGCCGCTGAACTATCTGCGGCTCCGCTTGCAATAACAATATTTTTATCATCAACTGTAAGTGTTGTACTGTTAATAGTAGTTTGACTTCCGTTAACTGTTAGATCACCTTGTACAACTAAATCATGTCCGATTGTAGTTGATCCACCACCATCGCCACCTGTACCCATTTGTATAGTAGTAGCCGCTCCAAATGCATTTACGCTAGTAGCATTTGTGTTAATTAGATTAAAAGTAGCCTGATCCGTAGTAATATCTCCACCGTCTACTTCTAGGTCGGATGTAATTTCTACATTACCATTTGTGCCTGTAATTTTAATTCTATCTATTATAGCAGATCCGTTATAATTACCAATAACAATATCATTACCACCAGCATCATGCTTAATATGGCCAACAGCCGTTCCGTCTGCTTGCTCAAATACAATTTGGTTTCTATCAGTATTTGCACCTCGTTGCATTGTAAAAGTAGTATCTGTTCCAGCTGTTTCTTTAATATGTAATGTAGTGTCCGGCTCATGTTCACCGATTCCTACATGACCTTGTGTATCAATTTTCATACGCTGTTTACTTGTATGCTTAATATCACCAGTGGTTGAAACATCACCTGTTTTGATAATTACGTCTCCGCCTGTTCCGTTACCTGTACCTAAACCGCCCTCAATACTAATACTTCCTCCGGATTTATCTGTACCAATACCAGATGTGCCTAAGAGTCTTCCAGGTTCTGGAGTAGTTGCGTGTTCTGCATTTCCTAACACAAACTTTGTATTTTTAACTACAAAGTTTGAATCAATAGTTAATGCACCAGCCGGGGTATCACCATTTGATGCTGTAACATTAGCATCTGTTTGGAAAGTAAACGATGTAGCATTTTCTGTAGCACCAGTTACAGGCCATGACCCATCTAGATTTGCTATTGTACTTGAAGCAACATTAATTGTATCACCAACGTTTATACCTAATGTAAATGGTGTATAAGTAAAAGTTAATGTTAGTGCAGATGCTACAGTACCTGTTGTTTCTGCACTTAGATATATAAAGTTTTCAGTTACACCAGTTACTGTTGTGTTTGCCGGAATAGATGCACTACCAGTTATAAGCATACCTGATAATATTCCTGTCGTTGATGTTAATGGAATTTCTTTATCGCCATTTGCCGCAACACCATTTGTAGTTTGAGTAATACTGGTTAAGTTAGCTACCACTGATTGGCTTGCGTTTGCTTCGTAACTAGCAAGTAGTGTAAATATATTCCTTGTATCTGCTGTACTACCAAAAGCAATATTTGTTGCGGCGCCACCAATTTCTAAGCTTGAAACATTTGCATTATAAACTTGTCCAGCACCTGTGCTTGACGAAGTAAGTTTTGCGGCACCAACATCTAATCCTTCTGCAAGATCAAGTGCAGTACCCCACTCTGGTATACCAGTTGCTGATACTTTTAAAACAGAGTCTTTCCTACCAATATTTAACGGATTCAATGTACCTGTTGTTGAAGCATAAATTATATCTCCAACAGCATATGTGGTTAAGTTTGTGCCGCCTCTATTTACAGGAACAGCTGATGTTAAGTTTGCTGGGTTCAAGAAGTATGCACTATCTAGTGAATCTAATGTACCAGCATCTATTACACCATCCTTAAGAAAAACTTGTCCACTAGCATCTGAAGCAACATCAAATTGTGATTGTAAAAATCGTGATGTTCCAAGTGTACTAAAAGTTCCACCAGGATTGAGATCAATATTGTTTACACCTACATTTACTGTTCCATAAAATTCTTGACTAATGCTACTACCTGTAAGAGTTATTGGATTATCTGTGGTTGATGCTTTTTTCAATTTTTGTACAACTACAGAATATGCACTATCACCCCTTAAGAATGTATCACTATTAGGAGTACCTGCTCCACCCAATCTACTTGGAGATACTATACCAGAAATAATGTTACTTGCGTCAATATTTGTAACAGCAAGTGAATTCCAATTAGATACTGTTTTACTAGAGGAGTTTACTTGCGAAATAACTTGAACATTTTGTTGTATTACCTCAGCACTACCAACACCAATACCGTCAATGTCTTGTGCATTAGTAACCAAATCATTAATACTACTTAAAGCATCTGATCTTAACGTATGCAATGTAAAAGAGTTTGTTGTTACAGAACCAACAAAGAATCTAGAACCTGATGCAATAGCTGTTCCACCTACAGAAAATAATGCATTTGATGAGCTACCGTCTGACAAGGTAACAAGTCTAAGTGCGTTACCTGTTGTAAATCCGTGTCCTTCAACAATAATACTATTATCAGTTATGTTAACAGTTTTTCTTGTAAGGTTATGATTATTATTTGCTGGAGTTGTTAAGAACTCTACTTTGTTAAGTAACGAAAATCCTTCGTACAATTCAATTGTATTTGCATCAATAACTTTTACATAAACAACTTGAGTATTTGTTAACCCTCCAATTGGCACATTTGTAAGTGTGTCATATGAAACAGGATCACCAGTTGTAAATCCGTGGTTTGTAATTGTAATTCTATCATTAGTATAGTCTACGTTACCACTACCACCGGATGAACCAGCTAAGAAGTTTTTAGAAATGTTATCATCTAAGTTTATTGTTTTCTTATTTGCAATAGCTGTGTTATCTTCAACAAAGTCAACACTTGATGTACTTGCAACAAATAACACACCACCAATAATATCAACATATATACGTTTTTCAATAGCAGTACAAACAATTTTAAAACCACTACCTGTGCCGCCAATGTCTGTAGGGCTTGCACCAAGCTCGTCGCCTGACGCATATCCTGTACCACCTCTTATTAGGTCAACATCTGTTATCTGTCCTGCTGTGACTGTAATATTTGCCCTAGCACCAGTTCCACTTCCTGTTACGGCTGTCATTGGAATATTTTTGTATATTTTACTTCCGGTAGTTGGGGTATATAAACTACCGCCAGTAATTGCCGCATTGTCAACACCAGTTGCTACACCAAATCTTGTTTCTGTAACTTTACCTTGTGCATCACCATCAGCACTTTTTACAACTGTCCCTACTGTACCGCTAGTTACACTAAAACTACCAACATTATCAGGATCAACATTTGCATATGTAAATGATGTTGCAGTAGGTGTACTAATAACTACTGCATTTTCATCAAATGTTGAATTATCAGCTATAGTAACATTGACAGTATTTCCAATTTGTAGATTATGAGCGCCACTGGTTGTAATAGTAGATACATTACTTGTTCTAGCCGCATTTGCTATAGCATTGGTTGTAAATGTATAATTTGGTGTAGGATCTAAAACTAAGAACTGACTACTATTAGATGTTTTTATAAAGAAGTTATCAACTATTTCACTAACTACGCCAAGTGCAGTTGGATATACTCCGGAGTCAACACCGTCTACAAATAAATTATTTCCAGCGCCTGTTGCCCATTGTGACCCTGTACTATCATCACCCGCAATCCATTCACCAGTAATACTTGCAACCAAAATGTTACCACTATTACCATAGAGTCCTTTAGCATAGCCTGTAGCACCAAAAGAAGTAGGTTGTGTTATTGTTGCTCCGTCTGCCGCTGAAATATTTCCACTTAATGTTAATTCTTGTTGTTCATAGTTTTCAGTACCAATATCGCCAGCCTTTAAATCTACAGCCGGTATATCGTCAATTTGATCTAGTCTTGAAAGATATCCAAAAGTATTTGTATTTGTAAACTGTCGTGTAGCAGGAATCAAGTCAGCGTTTAATTGTCCGTTAACATTAAGTTGAACAATAGCACCCGGTACTGCCGCAGTACTCACAGTTTTATCAACAAATCCACCTAGTCTATTACTAATAAAGGATCTCACAGCTAACTGGGTTGATAATCTAGTATTAGTTGCACCACCTAATTCGTCATCACCTAAGTTAACACTTGTTGAAATTTCTTCAATAATAACATCGGAAACACTTAATCTCAAAGCATCAAGTTCGTCCACCTGTACTTTGTTTCTAAATGTAATGTTACCTGTTCTGTTAAACGCTGTAATAAAGTCACCAACTTTAAAGTCACCAAGTTCGTTTGTACCTGATGAGTATACACGCCCTGGTAGTTCTTCAAACTGTTCAAACTCTGCTTTGGTGTTACCACCGTTTTGCGGTAGTGCGTTATAGTCTGTACCCGAACCTGCATATTCCCATGTGTGAGAAGATGAGTTAACAATACTAGGTCTATGGAACCATACTTGACTTTCAGGTAAATTGCCTAAATTTGTTAAACTACTACTTCCGTCTGTAGCTTTTACTGAAAATGTAGCACTACCTAATCCTGTTTTTGCTTGAACGGCATTAACCCCAATACTTGCATTTGGAGTTCCTGCGTGGTCTGCTGTGATAACACTTGTAGCATCAAATTGAATACGTAACAAACTACTTCCAACTGCAACTTGTTCAACACTTACAATAAGTCTACGTTCTGCTGGTTCCCAACTAGAAACAATAGCACTGTTATTACTTGAACCTGTTGTACCAGCTATCGATTTACCTGGAGTAAAAACAAAACTTTCTGATCCAGACTCTAGTTCTAATTGCTGGTATGTTGTGTGCGAAGATGTTATCTCTTGTACAAAAAATTCAATTACTCCTGATAGGAACTTATGACTTCCTGTGCTTAATACTCTAATATCGACTGGAAAATCTCCAGATTCATCAAAAGTAAGTTTAAATTCATCGTCATTAATTATGTTTATGTAGTATGTTTGTTCTTCGTCTAGTCCACCTAATGGTGTATTGCCGTTAGCAGTATAAATTACTTTTTGTAAATTTGCAAATCCATGTCCAGTAATAGTAATGACATCAACACCTATGTTTACATCTGTAGCCGCATTAAATGATTTTTCAGTAGCATTAGTTTTAAAATTGTTTGTTGTATCACCTTCAGAACTTACATCTTGTGCATCTGGTAAATCACCAGGATCATTAATAATTGTAGTAACAATATCAAATCTTGATGAGACAAAGTTTTGTGTTCCCGCAGATACTGATGTAATATAAGTTAATGCTAAATCTCTTGCTTTTTTGATTGCATCAATTGTTTGTCTCTCTTGTCCACTAATACTAATTTGTGACGAGTCTGCTAAATTTTTTGTGTAATAAGAAAGTCCAGCACTTCTTGAATATCTGTTACCAGTATCCCAGGTATCTTTTGCTACAGCCTCAACAATTAATTTTGTATCTCTTAAGCACTTGGCTGAATCGTATACAAAATTATACCATTTAGCGGCTTCAGTTTGTGTTTCGATATATCCAGATACATTTTGTGCAATATTTTTTTGACCTTCTGCATTTAATCGGATTAAGTCATCTTGATACGCTTGTGCAACCCAGCTAACGCCTGGATCAATTTTTGTTGGTTGTGTTGCTCCATCTGCTGTGATAAAATCTATAACTTCTTGCATTCTAGCTTGTACAAAAACTGCGGTATCTGATCCGCCTGCTGTACCTGATACATCCTGTGTTACAGTATTTCCAGATTTACCTATGTTTACAGTAATAGTATTGCCAGTTACTGATGCTATTGATAAAGCAGTGCCAGCGGCTGGATCAGTTGATCTTGGATATGTTTTGGTTACAGTATTACCATCTGTATCACAAGTAAATGATAATGAATTTGTAACTATTGTTGCTTTATCGCTTGTAGTAAAACTGTGTGAACCTATAGTAATAACACTTAGACCTGTATCAGGATCATATGTTGCATTTGTAACATCTCTTTGAACAGTTGATTGATTTGGTGCTGTTATAGTAACCGCATTTGTTACAGTACCACCTACATAAGTATGAACTCCTCCACCACTTTTAGTTACTGTTTGTTCTTGAACAATTTGACCTAATACTTCTTTCAATCTAACATAAGCGGCAAGTGTTTGTGCTTTTTCGCCATATTCTGATAGTCTATTATTAGCAAGTCCACCTGCTTGTGTTGTATTAGTAAAATTTTGATTAGCGGCATCAATAGTTTGTAAGTTACCACCATATGTTAAATCATATAAAAATGCATCTAAATAATGTCCAATATCTTCTTCACATTTTTCTTTACTATATGTAAATGTTTTTGAAAATGGTGCAGTTCCAGCGGCAATTTGATTATTAACATAGGCTGTAATTTCTGCAACAATAAATTTTCTATTTGCAATTAATTGTGCTCTTGCATTACCGTAGCCTGCAAGGTAGCTTGTATTATAGCCTGTGGGATCTGAAAATGTTCCAGTACCTGCAACTGTAATAGAATTAGCTGTAGCACTTTCAAAAGTATGAGCTGACGAAGCGGCTGATCCTGCGTTACCAATATTTACTGTAACTGTAGTTGCATTTACTGCGGTAATTGTAACAGGAGTTTTGTATGCCGGATCTGGATCTCCGTTAGATGCATTAACTGCTCTTGGATATGTTTTAGTAGAACTTGACGAGCCAACTGCTCCTACATTAACAGTTATTGTAGTACCGGATACTGCTGAAATAGCTATTGCAACTCCGTCGGCTGGATCTCCTACTCTTGGATAGGTATGGTTTGTTGCATTACTATCAGCCGCACAAGTAAATGTTAAAGAATTTGTTTCTATTGTTACTGTGTCACTAGTTGTAAAACTATGTGAACCTATAGTAAGTTCCATTACGCCTGTTGCATGATTGTATGTTGCATCAGTTACATCTCTTTTAACACTACCTGAAGTAATTGTAATTGCATCTGTTACAGTACCACCTACATAAGTATGAGCACCTTGTCCATAGTCACAGCTGAATGATAAGCTGTTAGGAGCAATTTCAATCTGGGTTCCTACAGTTAAATCGTGAGCACCTACGTTTAAAATAAGTGAACCGCTTGCCGCATTATATGAAGTACCTGTGCCAGCAGTATATGTTCCAGAGTGTTCCAGAATATCAATAACTTCATCCCATAATGCGTTAACTCTTGCATCATATGTGGAATCTTGTGTTATATTTGTAGTAAATGCTTTTGCTTGTGTAAAAGCATCTACTTCTTGTAGTCTTTGTGATTCAAATACTGCTGGTGTTTGACGTCCATTAAAGTATGTAATTACAGATGCAATTGATCTATAATTTGTGTTAAACGCCGCGTCGTACCTAATAGCATCTACTAATAATTTTGTATCTCTTTCACATTTTGCTTGCAGTGGATCGTAATCATATCCTGCCCAAATGCTTGCAGATGCACCAGCAATTTGAGTATTGATATATGAAACGGTATCAGTTGCAATAGTATTTTTAGCTAATAATAACAAGTCACGTGCAGTTTTATAATCAGGGTCTCTAAATCTTAATACAAATTCTTCAACTGGTGAAGCACGATTAATACCAACTACACTTAAAGTTTGTAATCCTTCAAAAGCACCTGTTGACGATACAAATGCTCTATCAAATTCAAAAGCTTTAGGTGAATACCCACTTGATCTCAACGCATACAAACCAAAGTTTGTAGCGGAGTTAGTAATAGAACAATATCCGCCGGACTGTGTATAAACACCGTTTAGTAGGAAGATTTCAAAACAAGACACAATCTGTGCATAAGCATCGTTGGTTAATCGCCATGCTGTACCGCCGAAGGACAGAATAGTAAAGGCGTTAGCAACCATTGACTTACCTTGTTCAGGTATTGATCCTACAACTGGGTTTTCTTGCTCTGAAGGTACTAGTCCAACGTTTGGAGATGTAATTTTACTACCATCAATTTTTGCTCCGTTACCGCCTAAGAATGAAAGTATGGAACAGTTTTGGATATATGGTGAAGTAGTAATAAAGGGTCTAGAAGTTGGCATATTTGTATAGCCAACCCTAGCTACAGTTACATCAAACGGATCATCAAAAGCAACAGCATAATCAAAAGTAATTAATGGAACTCCGTTCTCGTCTACACCGTCTCTAAATGTAACTTCACCAAAGTAACAAGCATTACGCACCCGTAACATATCTTCGTTAGCATTTGCTGGACGTAAAATACATCCACGTAAGCCGTCACCTTTAATAACTGTGTTATCTGGAACAATAATAGGATTTTGTTCAGTGTAATCTCCAACAGCAACTTTAACGTTTACACGTTTATTATTTGTTGTGCCGTCTGTATTATAAACTAACCCAGAAGCAATCTGACAGGCACGTTTAATTGTTTTTACAGGAGCACTTTGACCGTCATTTATATCATCACCTTGTTCATTAGAAACGTAGACAACATTACCGCCAAAAATATCAGGATCAGTAAAACTTAAATTTCCATTAGCATCTGTTTTTAAAAGCTGACCTATAGTACCACTATTTGGAGGCAATGTTAGTGAGTATCCAGCGTCAAGCGTATCAGGTGCTTTTAGACTTACTCCGTCTGCACCAGATCCTGTTAATTCTTTAAGTGTAAGTGTGTTGGCATTTTCAATCTGTACATCATCATTTATATTGATGCCGTTATCAGTGATTATCATTTTATCGTCAGCATTTACTCTTGCAGTAATTGCGGCTGACGTACTATCACCTAAATCATCAACTTTTAATTCTGTATTTCCTTCAAAAACTCTTTTTGTTATATCTTGAACTGTATTATCATCACGCAAAAGGTATACTTTTCCGTCTGCGGTGTTAATAGCTAATTCACCTGATTCTAACTGCGATACACTTGGTTGCTTCCCAGCAACCGCACTACGCTTATGCTTGATTTTTGTTGCCATAACGGCCTCCTATTTAGGTACGAGTCAAGTCTATATAGACGCCCATAATTTTAATTACGATAGAAATCGCTCTTAAATGTATTTATCAAGGATTAAAATAGTGGGTGTTTTATAGATCTAGAACAACAAAAAGTCAATAATAATTGTTAGTATTATACCTTTTGCGAATGCAATCCAAGCTATACCATACCAGCCAATACCTAGTTTATCACTATACCATTCTATTTGTTTTTTATGCCAAGCTATCAAAATGAACCGCCGTCTATTGTGTCTGTCCAAATTGGAGTATCATCGCCTGAATCTGTTACTGTTAGCATTTGGAATGATGTATTAATATCTGCACTACCTGCCGCTTCTGTAACTTGCAATTGACTTGTATTATCTCCATAAACAATACCGTTTGGAACAAAGCTACTTCTACCAGTACCACCATATTGTACTTCTAAATCAGTTGTTAATGATAAGGTTCCTATTGCTCCGTTTACAACAGTAAGTTTATTATTAATAGCGTCAATAATTTCAGTACTATCATCAGCAACAACACTACCTCTAAAGCTTGAAGCATCAAGCACACCTGTAACAAATAAGCTTTGATCTACTTGTACATTATTTGTAAATGTACTAGTTGTGTCACTTATTCTAAATTTTTCAATACCAGCTGTACCGTTAACCATTGTTTTGAATACCATATCAAAATCTTCTTGGTTACCAGTAATATCAATTGCTGTAACTTCAATTTGTCCGCCTACTTCAAAATTGTTATTTGAAGTTTCTAATTCAAATTTAAGTCCTGTACCACTACCAACTGTTGGAGATCCACTAACACTATGATGTGCTAAACTAACTGGATATACTACATCGTCGGCGGCACTATCCGGTGCATTAGTAATAATTTTTAACGATTCAGGAGATTCAATAGTATCTGCTTTTATTAATATTTTATCACTTGCAACATTGGCTAGTGTAAGCACTCCGCTATTATCACCACCTATAAATCCTTGTACGTGTAAATCTTTAGCTATTCCAGCACCACCTGATACAACTAATCCGCCGGTTTGATAATCTGTACTTTCAGTAGTATTTTGTACATTTAGAATAGTTGTTGTACCAATATTAAATTCGGTGTTAGAAAGTGTTGCCCGTTTAGTTCCTTCTGTATAAAAGTCTAATTCATTGTTATCAGCACCAGGTGTATCTTCAGCTAAGATATATGTATTTTGATCTACATCAATTACACCACCTAAGCTATTCCACGCTACACCATCGTAACCTTCAAATGCATTTGTAGTAGTGTTAAATCTAATTCTACCTGTAACATTTGTTGGACGCTGTCCTGTGGTACCAACCGGAATTTGGAAACCAGCAACACTATCTACAATTACAACCTCGTTGTTTATAGTTAATGTACCTGTTGCCGCTCCTATGTTAACTGATGTAGCGGCTCCAAACGCATTTATTGTTGTAGCATTTGTATTGAATACATTGAAAGCACCTGTTTCATCTGTAATAATATTTGTGCCATTTACTTCAACATCTCTATCAGCTTTTAAATCTCTATCTGCTGTTATATCATTACCAGCATGGATATCTTGTTGTGTACTTAACCCACCTGTAATTTGTACTGCACCAGTTGTGCTACTTGTAGCATTTGTGTTATTTTGTACAACAAGTTTAGGTGTTGTACCAAGTTTTATAGATTCTGAACCATCTGTTGTTACAATGTCTAAGTATTCACTTAGGTTTTCGTGTATTCTAAAATTGTTAATACCAGAATCTGGTATATCAATATCTATTTTACCTTTAATAGTATGTGCGTTTACAGTTCTGTCTGTACCTAGTGTTAAGTTATCATCAATGTCTGCACTGCCGCCTACATTAATATTCTTTTCAATACCGGCTCCACCATCTACTATTAACGACCCTGTATCTTTACTTGTACTATCAGTTGTATTAGCAATAATTACACTTGGTTGTTGACCAAAGGTTACTGATTCTTCACCTGATCTAGTATTAATACTAATGTAATCTTCTGTTCCTTCTGTAATACTATATGCTTGTAATTCTTCGTCCGGTATAGTAATTGCAACATCGCCTGTAAATATCAAATTACCATTTACAGTTAATGCGCCTTGAACTGTCATATCAGGATTAATAGTTACTAGTCCATTTGCGGCGCCTAAATTTATAGCCGTTGCTTGTCCAAATGCGTTAACTGTTGTTGCGTTTGTGTTTAATAATTCAAAAGCACCAGTTGAAGTAGTTGAAATAACACTACCATTTACATCAAAGTTTCCGTTTAGTGTAACGTTTCCTTGAACTGTACCACCAGTTAATTTATTTAGATATCTAGCTTCAACATAATTAGAAACAGCTCTTTGAGTAGGAGCAGTATTTAAATCCTGTGTACCTAAACTTGAAACAAGTGCTTCATTATCACTAACCTCTTTTAATTCTACACCAACTGGAATACCGTTTCTAATGAAAGGTCCAACACTAGTTAATCCTGATAAATCAATTTCATTAGCATTAAGTGTGATGCTACCTGTTAATGCATTTACACCAAAGAAGTCACCAACTCTAAAGTTACCGATTTGGTCAACAGTACCACCTGCAAAAACTTTACCTTGATTACTTTGTATAATTTCTGTTGAAGGAACAGCCGTACCTCCAAAGAACGGTAGTGCATTATATGTTATACCTGCACCTACATATTCAAATGCGTGACCTGAAGTACTTACTGTACTTACATTATGCAAGCTACCTAACTTATCAGTAGTTACACTTATTATTCCTGGAAATAAGTTAACATCAAATCTACCACCATATTGTAAGTTTAATGCTGAAATAGCATTGTCTACAATAGTTTGTTCAGCGGCAAGTATAGTATTACGTTCAGTCAAATAAATGCTGTTACCTAATGTTAAGTCAGGTTCTCTTTCAAACCAACCACTTACTGATTTATTATAAATCGAATCTGCTAATCTATTAATCAATAATTCACAAGTTGCACCCGGATATGTTGCTGTTCCTATCAAGGTACTTCCGTCTGGTATAGTTTGTATCTGATTAAATGTGTTGCCAAAACTTTTTGTTACAGTATCATTTATTGAAACTTTAGCAATAATATCTGCAAGATAGTAATTAGCATATGCAGTTATTTCACACTGGTCAGTATATGCATTGTTAGTCACCTGTAATACTGTACCACTATAATATGCAGTTGCGGCTCTCTGTGTTTGCTTATCACCACCATAAACCATGTCGTACACAGCGGCATCAATAATATATCCAGTATCTCTTTTACACTTATCAATATTATAAGTAAAGCCAATAACTTTTGTATTCAGATAGTTAATAACTTCAGTTTGATAGTAAGCTCTTTGACTAAAAAATTCTAAACAAGCGTTTCTTGTTGCCTGTGATATCCAGCTATAGTTTGGTTCTATTTCTGCTGGAGTACCAACAAGTGTTTGATTGTTTATTGCTGTTTTTGTTATATTAATCAAGCCTGTAAAAGTATTTGCTACAGTAGAATTACCATAATTACCACTTAGTGTTTGATTAAGTGGATTTCCTGCAGATTTAGTAACTGCTACACCTTGTATACAATCGTCTATTACACTTTGTAAATGTGTGTATGCTGTTACTGTGTTTGCTACTTGATAAGATGGAAGATACTGAGCAGATCCTAAAAAGTATGCTCTAGTTGCAATAAGTGTTTGAATATTAGATTCATAAAATGAATCATGTGTAATTGCATCTATTAAGAATCCAGTATCTTGCTTGCACTTAGCTTGATCATATGAGTAACCATTATATGTTGCATCAATATAATCTACAGTTTCAGTTTTAATTGTTTCTTTTTGACTAAACAAGTTTGAGATACCTTGTACAACATCTGTATCTACCCATTGTGGGTAATCTGGATATGTAGTAGATGGAAGATTATCAAGTCCGTTTTCAATTACATCTTCCATAATTTGTACTAGTGTTTGTACCCTACCTACTTCTATAATTGTACCAGCACCATTAGTTTTATCTTGATTTACTACACCTTGCCATTTATAATCAACATCTTTATCTCTAATTATTTCGTCACATATTTTTCCAACATAGTCTATGGTGACTGCTGTTTCTTCTTTTTGATCAGCTACTTGTGTTTGTGTTCCTACCCAATAACTTTTAGCTACATCTATAGTAGCACTATTACCACCGTACAATAAGTCATATGAAAGAGCATCAATTATATATTTTGTATCTCTTTCACACTTTGTTGCGTTGAAATTATATCCTTGATATTTTTCAGTTATAAAATCTGTAGTTGCTGTTTGTAATGCAGATTTATTTGCTACAATAGTGTTATAATCTGCTTGGATAGATTGTGATGCCCATGTAACACTTGGTGTAACTTCTGCTGGTACGCCTGAGTTATTATTTGCAGTTATAGCATTTGTAACTATTGTTATATCGCCTTCTAATGCAGACACTTCTGAACTACTAGCCGGGCCATTAGATGTATCTTGCACAGTAAAGTTTCCAACTGATACACTATCTGCTATTGAGCTTATCCAAGTATGAGCTTGCAACGCAGTAAGTGAAATTCCAACATCAACTGTAATTGATGTTGCATCTAAAGCAGTAATTGGAAGTAAACCTGTTGTTACAGAATTTGTTTTTGCAGAAATAAATGTATGTGGATTAGTATCTGATGATACTCCTACATTCATTGTAATTGTTGTTGCTGTAACGGCTGTTATATCTAAACCTTTTTGAAATGCAGGGTCAGTTCGTCTAGGATAAAGCTTAGGTTTTGTTTCATCTGTAGTACAAGTAAACACCATACTATTAGGTGCAATCACAACTTGCATATTTGTTGTTAAGCTATGCGAGCCAATTTCTAAAACAAGTTCTCCTGTTGCTGGATTATATGTAGTTCCTGTGGCAGGTGTAAATGATCGCTGTATTGCTGGATCAGTTGCTCTTGGATAAGACTTATTTGAACTAGATGATCCAACAGCACCGACATTTACAGTAATAGTAGTACCAGTTACTGCTGATATTGCTATAGCAGTGTTATGAGCAGGGTCTCCTACTCTTGGATACGTATGGTTAGTTGCGTTTCCATCTGCATCACAAGTAAATGTTAATGAATTTGTAGCTATTGTCACAGTATCACTAGTTGTAAAGCTATGTGAGCCTATAGTTAATTCCATAACACCTGTTGCATAGTCATATGTTGCATTTGTAACGTCTTTTTGAACACTTCCTGCAGTTATAGTAATTGCATTTGATACTGTGCCGCCTACATAAGTATGAGCACCTGCTCCATATGTACAACTAAATGTAACCCCATTTGGTTCAATTTTAATCAAATCACTTAGTTGTAAGTTATGTGAACCGACTGCTAATTTTAATACGCCTGTTGTAGGATCATACGTTGTACCTGCTCCAGGTGTAAATTTTGTTCTTGTTGGTGCAACTGTTATATTTTGTACAACATCACCAATTATATTAGTTGCAATATGTTGGAATGCATTTACAATAGCTGTTTTTTGCTGTGAATTTGGAAGTTGCGGAGTGCCATCATCAAAGTAACTATTTGCAACTGTTCTAATTGCAGTATTGCCTCCATATAGAATATCATGTGATAAAGAATCAACCAAATATCTTGCATCTCTTAAACACTTATCTTGATTATATCCAGTTGTAACTGCACCTGGTGTTGCAGATTCAAATGTGTGTACAGTAGGATTAGTTGTGTTTGGTCCAACATTAACTGTAACAGTATTACTAGCTACCGCAGTAATTCTTAAATTAGCACTATAAGCAGGATCTGCATTGTTACGTGGATATTTTTTAGTTGAACTTGTTGAACTTGAAATAATACCTACGTTTACTGATATTGTAGTTCCAGTTTTGGCTGTAATAGACAATGCAGTATCTCTTGCTGGATCAGTTGATCTTGGATATGTATGATTTGTTGCATTACCATCAGCATCACAAGTAAATGTTAATGCATCATTAGCAATCTTAATACTTGTTCCTACAGCCAGTGAGTGACTGCCAATAGTCATTTCTATTATGCCAGTAGCATAGTTGTATGTTGCATTAGTAACATCATGATTTACAATTGGTGATGCGCCTACATTTATAGTAATAGTATTAGTAGTTACTGCACTAATAGCAAGAGTTGCTCCAGACGCAGGATCTGTTGATCTTGGATACGTTTTAGTTGTTGTGTTGCCGTCCATTGTGCAGGTAAAAGAGAGTGCATCATCGGCTATAGCAAGTGTGTTTGACGTTGTTAACAGATGTGAAGCAGAGGTAATAATCATCTCACCAGTTGATGCATTATATGTTGCACCTGTAACTGCGTTTGGTAAATTACCTGCATTTGATGTAACTCCGTTGGTTACAGCAGATACGAATGTATGTAGATAGTTACCACCTGACTGAACTGCGTTGCTTGCTGTACCACCAACATAAGTGTGATTGCCTTGTCCATATGTACAACTAAAAGCTAACGATTCTTTTCCTAATCTTATATAATCAGCTGTTGTATAACTATGTGATCCTATTGTAAGAACCATATCTCCAGTAGTTTGATTGTAAGTTGCTGTTGATACATCATATTTTGGATTATTTGCATTTACATAAGCTAATGTTTCTTGTGCAATAAATTCTCTGTTTGCTTGTAATTGATTTTTAGCATCAATTAAATCTTGACTTGCTCCTGTTGGATTTGTAAATGTTATAGCATCTGCAGAAACATCTGTACTAAGCACTCCATTTTGGAAAACATCTATGACTTCGTTGTAACCTGCTAAAGCCCTTGCTTCTCCAACATCGCTTAAACCTTTTTCTAATGTTTCTTTTCTAACAAATTGAAATGCATTAAGAGTTTGTATTCCTTGTGCTTGTTTATTAGTTAATGCACTTGCTCTTGAATATGCAAGTCCGGCTGTCACTGAGCTGTAGTTGGTGCCTAATGCAACATCTCTTGCTACAGCATCTATAATTAAGCCTGTGTCTCGTTGACATTTTGTAACATCATATGTATAATTTACATAGTTACTATTTACATATGCTACAGCTTCTTTTCCAATAAAATTTCTGTTAGCTTGTAATTGTAGTCTTGCATTTTTTTGACCAGTTGTAGCTGTACTTGGATCTGTAAATGTTAACGGATCTGCCGCTTGTTCTGTTGATGTTGCTCCATTGTTAATAATATCTATTACTTCGTCAAATGCCGCTTCCACAGTTGATTGTGATGGTGAATGAGTTGTTGCATCAGATGATTTACTTTTTGCAAAGTTTATTCCTGCAATAGTTTGTGTTTTTTGATTGCTTTGCAAGTATGCACTATTTGCTCTTTGATATGATAATCCTGCAACTCTTTGATTATAATTAGTGCCAAGCAATGTATCATATGCGGCGGCATCTATTATTAGTCCTGTATCTCTTTTACACTTATCTTTGTCGTATACATAATTATTTGCATTAATATATGCAACAAGTTCTTCTTGTAAAAATGCTTTGTTTGCAATTACCTGATCAACACCATAAATTAATTCGTTTGTAGCAGGCCCCGGATCAGGGTATGACAAACCTTCTGACGGTAATTCATCATTTTCAATTATATTTAAAACATCTTCCCACCTTGCAGTAACAGCGTCTTTGATTGTAGTGCTTGATATTACTGCGGCTTCACCTAATGCCTTTGCTTTTCTTAATCCTAATATTGTTGCTGGCTTCTGCTCAACATTTAGGTATGCAGTGTTTGCTCTCTTATATGCTTGACCTGCTTGAATACTATTTGTATTAGTTCCTAAAAGGATATCTCTATTTACAGCATCAACAATGTACCCAACGTCTCTTCTACATTTGTCTTGATCGTATGTTAAAGTAGGATTATTTGCTAAGTTATAAGCTATTGCATCAGTAATAAAGTTATTTCTGTTTAGAAGAATTTTTTGCCCTGCTGTTATTTGTAATGTAGGTTCATCAGTGTAAAGAGGTTTTGTTAATGTAGCTGGTAATCTTGATAATGTTAAATTATCAATCATATCTTGTATATTAAATATCAAAGTATCTATAAAATCTGCTTCACTTTGTGTGGCATTGTTGCTTGCAAAGTTTTGAGCTACACCGTTTCCAGAAGTTGGTGTTACTGCTAAACCTCTAACAACTCTTTGTATTACAAATCTTAATCTTGCAAAAGCATTAACTAATGCCGCTTTGTTTACAGGAGCAAGTGCAGAAAAAGCCACCCCGCCTGCTCCGTTAGCAAAGTAATATTTTGCTTCTTGTACTGTACTACTATTTCCGCCATAAAGAACATCAAATATACAAGCATCAAGAATGTTTGTTAAGTCTGTGGTATATATTGCATCATCATATACGAACCCTGATACTTCAGCTGATAAGAATGTTTTAAATTCAGCTATCAAAAAGTTTTTATTTGCAATAATTTGATCTTTTGCATCAGCCCTATTATTATCAACACCAGCGTGTTCTGGAAATACTATCACAATAGCTGAACTATCACCATCATCAATAATATTCATAAATTGATTAAAGCCTTCTTTAACATTTGTAAGTGCAATACTACTTGCTTGAACATCTGCTAGTGCTTCAAACTTGTCGCTCAAATATCTAAAACTTGACAACAACATTGGTTTAAATCTTGTTCTAAGCTCAAATTCTTCAGCCGCTCTAACAATTTGCTGATTACTTTCTAATGTTGCAAACATTTCTATACCGTCTATAAGTGTAGTCATATTTTCAGTATATGTAGCTTGGTTATAGCTTAATTCAGTAAATTGATCATTAATATATGCAGAAAGTTCTTCAACTAAAAATTCTCTATTTTCTAAAATATTATTTTTTGCTTCAATTTTAGCAGGGTCAATAGTTTGTAAATCATTAAATGTAGCCGCTACATCGTTACTATTATCAGGTTGTATACTACTATCACCTTCACTAATAGTGCTAGTAATAATGTTAAACAAATAATCAATATTTTCTTCCATTGCAAGATTTGTAGTCTGTGCTTTCATACCGTCACGTGCTTGCTCAATGCCATATATTGTTGGTGCTTTTTGATCGTTTAACACTTTAGTAGATGTACTACGTAGATAACTCGTTCCTGCGGCTTGTGATTGAAAAGATGTTCCTAGTACAATATCAGAAGTGACAGCATCAATTATTCTTTTAAGGTCTCGTCTACATACAGTTTCATCATATATAAATGGTGCATTTATTTGTGTGTTACCAGTAATGTAGTAATAAGTTGGATCTGCTTCAAATTTAACAATACTACCTGTTTGCGGTTTATCACGTAAACTGTTTAATCTTATTGTAATATTTTTTGCTAAATTTACAACGGCAGTAGCTTGTGCTGATGCTCCTCCACCGCTTATAGTAATTAATGGTGTAGTTGTATATCCACTACCAGCATCTTGAACTGTAATAGCACTAAGTTTACCAGTAGTAGCATCAATTGAAGTAGTTGCTGTGGCTTGTGTTCCGCCTCCTAAAGTAGGTGCTTCGATTACTACTGTTGGTGCACTGGTATATCCTGCTCCAGCAGTTTGTATTGTTACACTTGCAACAGTACTAAAATAGTTTTGTTCAGCCCGAGCTGTGGTATATGCTTGTGGAAAAAATCCGTCAGACTCAATACCTTTAAGTCCAAAGTCAGAAACCGAGTTTGAAATTGATAAGTAGCCACCATTTGTAGCTTTAAATCCAACAGAACAAAATACAGAGAAACAACTAACAATCTGTGTATATCCAAAGTTGTCAATCCAAAACCCAATACCACCTTGAGAAATTTGTGTAAATGCATCAGCAACAAAGCTGAATACTAATGATGTTGGATCGTAACTATTACCATCAACGTATAATCCTCCACCGCCGCCGGTATCGTTAATTTGCTTGTCAGTTGACAGAGCTGGGTAATCTTCAAGCATTAATGGTTTGGCACCTGGCGTTATTCCAGCAATTTGTACAGTTTCAAAAGGAATAAATTCTGTACCATCATTTAACCAAGGTCCATTCATGTTAGTGCAATTTTGTACATAAGGTGATGTAGTTACTCTAGCACCTGGGCGTATTTCAACACACCAACCTGGATATCTCAAAGCCCTAAATGTAAGTTCGTGTAAGTAACACCCATTGCCCATAAAGAATATTGTTTGTGTATTATTCCTTGGAAAAATTCTTGTGTTTCTTAAATCTCCTGCACCTCTGATTGTAACAAAGTCTGCTAATGTAATCGGATTTGATTCATAATAATCACCCGGTCCTACAATAATAGTAGTGCCTGGTAAAGCCGAAGCGGCGGCACTTTTAATTGTTGCTTTAGCACCATCTTTTCCCATGCTTTTACCGTCGTTGGTATCGCTACCATCTTGAGTAACATATAAGATGTCTGTTGTTGCTGGGCCTGTTGCATTACCAGAAACTATTAAGTCACCAGTAACTCTTGTTTTTGCTCCTTCGGGTGCAATTAATACTTCACCGTCAGCAGTTAAAGTAACACTAGTATCACCTACTGTTCTTTTATGTAAACTCTGCCTCTTAAAAAATTCCATTCCTTATACTTCCAAATAGCTTATTGTAACACTTAAATTTGTTGGGTTTGCTCCTACGAATGTAATCCTGTCGTCTGCTTCTAAAATTATTCTTTCTACATTAAATGTAAAAGTATCTGATGCTGTGACCGGTATATCATTAAGAACAATATTTGTACTATTTCTGCTCTGACCGCTTTTAATAACGTGCATATCAAATTTTGTATCATTTGCTGTGGTGCCATCGTCGGTTGCATTATTACAAACTAAGATTGTAGTCATAGCATATTTTTTACCAGCAGGAACAGTAATTAATGTTGTATCTGTAGTTGATATTAATGAATTTACTATTGCCATGTTTTCGTCCTTTAAAAAATTATACTAAAAAGTAATGCTTTATTTCTGCTTGCAATTTCGTCTTGCGTAGAATCCTGATTTACAAAGAATAAACCAGTTCCACCATCAGCAAGAGGTTTACTATACAAAGATATTCCATCAGCAGGAGCAGAAGGATCACTTTGTTGTATTATTGTAGTTGGAGTAGTTATTTTTACAACTCCAGTACCATTGCCTTTTAATTCAACATCACCGTTTGTATTTTGAGATGTAAGCGAGCCGCCGGAAAGAGTTAAGTTACCTATATCAAAACGATTTTCAAACATAGTTGCTATATTAGTTCCGTCGACACCAAATTCTATTCTACTTGTTGTTGCATCCTCTTCAAAATCATAAGTTTGCACAGATGTTTTTGATGCTTCACCTCTATCAATTCTATTTTGGAAATTATAAGTATAAAAACCTAAAATATAGTCTTCCATCAATTTTACATTTACTAATGCATCATCGTCAGTAGCTAAAGATAATTTATTTGGTCGACTTGGATTTGGTGTTATAGCTGAAGCTGTATACGGATACACATTTTTTTCATAATCTGTAGTTCCACTAACTGTAACTATACTTGTTCCTGCACCTAATAATGTTAAGTTATTTGCATTACTTGGATCAGGTTTGATACTCGAAGCATACAATCCTTGAATTACATTGTTTTGATCTTTTAATGCCCAACTACCTGTATAGGCACTTCCGCCTTGTATCGTTTGCAAGCTTTCATCAAATATTAAATTTGCATCTGGTCTTACGCCACGATCAATTATGATTCCAGCAGTGCCAAGAGTAATTCCTGCACCGGTTTCACCGTTGTTTAAAGTAATTGTGTTATCTTCAACAATCAGCTCACTAGAGCCAATGCTTGTGCTTTGACCTTGTATATCAAGATCACCGCTTACAGTAACTTTACCACCGTTGCCAACATCAAGTGTAATGTCGCCGCCGCTGTTAACTTTTATCTTGTAAGAACTTGCACCTACATTATTGATACGTTCAGCCATTTATTTAACTCCTTAAATAGCAGTTAACCGTAGCAATGATTCTGTTGAGTCGTCTTCTGCTGTCCAAGTATATCGATTATTACTATAGTCTAAACAAGTTCTATTAAACATTTTTCTAATATTAATAGCTTCTCCGCCTGCGGCTATTCCAACAAGCAAAGCTTCTTTATCAGCATTTGGAGCACTACCATCACTAGTAAGTGTGCAAACTCTTGTAACACTTCCTGCATCGTTTGAGCAGTTAAATTTGTTTGTGCCTCGTTGTGATAGAATCTTTCCTTCTATTAATGATGATCCATCGTGAAATCTAATTGGTATTGTTGGTGTGGCGTCAACGCCTGTTGCACCAAAGTTTCTTTTATTGACTGGTCGTCCCATGATTTTCTCCTTTATGACGTTCTAAGTCTACGCTATGGGTCTAGCATAAGTCCTCTAATGAGGCTCACCTATTGACAATAGTATTTATGAAAAAAATAAAAATGGGTTATAATGTATAAAAAAGGCCTACCAAATAAATGATAGACCTTTCTATAATGTTGATAGGTTGGACTTCAGAATACCAACAACCCGGCTTTGCAGTCTGTTCTGCTAAATCACCAAGAGCCTAGTATTAAACAGTTACGTTTAAAGTCGCATCTTCGTATCTCTACGCTCATACGCTGTCACTACAACTACTAGCCAAGTTTGAGACCTGCTATCTCTCTTCCTTGCACTATCTAACTAGGACCGTCGTCTTTGTTATATACTTAATATAGCACATACAAAATAAAAGTCAACCTTTTTTTAAACTTTTTTTAAATTAAATGCATATCTTCTACTATTTTTTTCCATATGCTCGTATACAACCCTGTCTCCAATAATTAAATCGTTTTCTCTTTTGTCAAATAATACATCTCTTCTATATTGGCCAAAGGAATCGGGTCTAATAACTCCTTTGGTTCCAACAAATTTATAAACTTGGCCAGTTTGTGTCATGTGTTTCTCCTACAACCTATTTATATTTTTGTTTAGCGGTGTTATAAATTATATTATCGGTGTAGTAATATTCAATTAATTTCTTTTTTACATTTGGTAAAGATAATAAGGTTGTCATTTTTTCTTTATTATATTTGCCAAAGTTTTGATATTGTTTATTAGATGTGTATCCAAAAACTTTTAGCAAATGTTTATTTAAATTTTCCAAAGTCCAATATTTTGATCTTGTCTGCAATTGATTTGGATACTGCCATGATGTATTTTGTCTCATCGAATGTCCATCATTTTCAATACTAATTGGTAATATTTCATTTAACCAAAATAAAAATTTTGTTTCATCAATAGAATCATTATACCAAGAGGTTGGTGGGTCTGGATATTTTTTTCTTATAGTTTTAAATAATTCATAATATCTTGGTTCGGATTCTCTTTCGTTTAGTCTATCTATTCCGTCAACTGTGTAAGGTAACCTATACATATTATAATTGAAAATAGATATTGCCCTTTCTAATGGATTACGTATTATTGTTATAATTTTAGTATCATCATTACAATTATAATTTTTCTTATGTAATTTTTTATAATCTGTGTATAGATGATTCATTGTGGTTAACCCACATTTAGGGCTCCATGTTATCCATAGATTATGTGTATGCCAGTATCCTGATAAGCCTGTTTGCATCATTTATTTACTCATAAAAAAAGGCCCCCGGAAGGGCCTTTTTAATAGTATCGCTAATAATATTAGCTGAAAGCAAGGTTGCTTGTATTGACTTCTACTTTTTCCAAGTAGTCAGCCGCATTACCAAGAGACGAAGCTGTGTTTGACAATTCAACATATCCGTAACGAGTCATAAATGATACGACTGGCTCGAATGATGTTGGATCAAGCACAACGCCACTTGACATCAACGGGATGTATGGGCAATAGAATGCCGCGGCGTCTGATTCGCTTGTACCTTTGTAACCAACAAGTACATCGTCGTCAGCCGCATATGTGTTTACATATATCTTCATTGCTGAGTTAAGTGTACCAACCATTTTGGTGTTTGTTGGTGCTTCAAATGTACCTTCAGTTGTTCTTGCGAACGCTGAGGTTGTTGCACTTTGTAGTACAGTTAAGATTGCTGGTGACACAACAGCCCAGTTACCTGCGCCTCTTCGTGTTCTTTGAGCAATTCTGTTTGCCGCTCTGTTAACGAGAACAGCCAAAGCGGCGTGCTCATCACCAACAAAAGTTGCAGTACCGGATACACTTGCTTGATTGTATGTATCAGTACCTGTACCTGCTAGGGAAGCAAGAGAACCTAAGATCTCCTGATCGATTTCAGCAGTAATTTCTTGAGCAAGAGCCGCCATAATTTCGGCTTCTACATCAATACCATGCTGTGACTGAGCATCTTGTGCAGATTCAAAAGTCCATCGTGCTGATAGCTTACGTGATTTAGCTTCAACAGTCTGTTTTAAGATCTGAATGCTTAGTCTTTTTCCGGCTTCACCTTCAAGTGCCGCAGTTGCGTCTGCTTTACCTGATGTGGCGTTTCCGGAATATGCTTCCGCAATTTTAAATGGTGAAAGTGCTTCTTCACCTGCTACTGCGCCTGAGGCTCCAGAACCAACAGTATCGGAGTACCGTACTCTTAGTGTGTGGATTTGACCCACTGGACCTGTCATTGGTTGTACACCAACGATTTCGTTTGCAATAACGGTTGGCATAACACGTCTGATCACTGGTAGGATCACACGGTTAAGTGTCGCTATATTACCGGCAGAGGTTGCACCTGCAGTTGCTGTCTCAGCCAAATACTTACGAGTATTTTCTAGCGTTGACGACATTACTGCTTTCTTTGTGCCTGAAAGGCCTTCAAGAAGTGCTGTTTTTGTCTCTTGCCAGCGACTTTCTAATAGTTCTGACATTGTTATCTCCTTAGTTTAAACCAGCTAAACGTCTAATATCAATGATATTACTTGCGTTTGCTGAGATATCAGTTTTTGGGTTTTCTCTGTTGCCTGTAATTTCTTTTGCCTCTGCCAATACTTTTGCCTTTTTAGTTGGACTCTTGCCGTCGATAACTGCCGGTAGATACTTTTCAAACTGTGACGTTAGTCTAGTTGTTTGAACACTTTCTAACAAATCCATCATAATTTCTTTTTGATCAACACTTAGTGGTGCAACCAAATTATCGATTTTGTCTTTGCGTACAATTGACTCATTAATTTTTTTATTTTCATGAGCTTGCTTTTCCGCAAGGTTTATTGCCTTGGCCGCCGCTACTTTAGCTTCGCTAAGTTGTTGATTTTTAGTATCTACAACTTTTAGAAGTTTAGAAGTTTCACTCTTTTCGTTTAGATAGGAGTGAGAGTATTCGTTAGCAAATGCTTCGAATAATTTACGGCCAAAATCATTTTCACGTGCCTTCTCGATATCTTCTTTGAGTGAGGAAATTTCTTTAGTAAGAGTTCTTCCCACAGTATCTGATACCAAGTTTGCACTTTTCTTAATAAAGTTTGATTTAACTGTATCAAGATGGTTTCTAGCTTCACGTACTAAGCGTACTTTTGTTTCAGCTAGGTCTTTTTTATCTTCATAAAATTCTGCAAGTTCTTTTGCAAGTGATTCTACTACAAACTCCTCTAGAGCAACAAACTTATCAGCCATTGCTTTTTGATCGCCATGTAGTTCTTTTATTTCTGTAGCTAGTTGCTCAGTAACAAAAGCTTTCATTAGATTTGCATTTTTACGTTGGGCAACAGCAAAGTTAGCTTTCGCTTCTGCCAGTTGCTTACGATCTTCTGAGAATTCCTTAATTTCTTCTGCTAGTCTTTCCGTAACAAGTGAATCAATAGCTTCCACCATTGTTGACTTATCATGTTCATACTTTTTAGCAAATTCTTCACGGAGTTCTGAGGTAACTTCAAGACGATTTTCATCAATCTTTTTGTTCCATGCTTCTTCTAACTCTGAACGTACTTCTTCCGATAATGCGTCATTTTCGAAGAGTGATTTTAGTGCATCTATCATTAATTTCTCCTCGTTAATGGAGTCTGCTTATTATGTTTAATAAGCTCTCTTTTAAATATTTTTGTGCCTTTTTGTCGCCTTGGACTTCTCTCGAAGTTAAATATGCCTTGTATCCGCCTCTTTCATTCATCAAATGTTCGTAAATTGGCGTTGGATACGCACCAGGGGCGGAGGGCTGAGCCACTACGTCCACAGTAATTATTTCAAATCCTTCAACTTGACCACCACCGTCTACCTCGCCTGAACCGCGAGATGAGACACCTAGTTTAACTCCGCTTTCAAGCATTGTTTTAACTAGGCCTCCCATTGGTGTAGGTAAAATTTTAAGTTTCCCATAACCGTTTGGGCCATCCATCCACATTTCTGTAACCATATGGCACACACGATCTAAGTTTATATTGAGTCCTTCAGGATGATCAACTTCTCCTAACACTGAGTAGCCGCCACTAATTTGTTCGTTGAGTGTGGTGACAGCCCTGCTAATTTCATTAACTGGATATACACGCTGGTTTGCGTTCTTTACTCCACCTTGAATGCAAATACCTTTCATAAAAAGGTCTTTGCCTTCATTAGCAGACTCAACGACAATTCTAGCTTGGTCAAAACTCAAATGTTCATTAAGTATTTTCATCTAGTCGTCCTCGTTTAGCTTCCAATAGTTGATTTTTTATTGTCAGCGTTCTCTGGCTTCGACTTCTTTTCAGCGCCGTGTCCAGGTTGTGACTTCATTGATTTTGAAGCCTTACCACCAGGTACGTTTACATTACCTGCTGAATCTTGTTTTGGAGCAGTTGCACCAGTGCCTTTTTCATCAGCTGATCCACCTTTTGCAATATTTGCAGATGTTCCGCCCATGTTATTTGAACCAGCAACTACTGATTTTGCATTTGCACCGTTGTCACCCATTGATGCTGATACTTTATCAGTATATTCACGCATCACTTCTGTGTGTGACTTGGCAACTTTTGACTCTTCTACTTCTTCGTCATTTGCTTCGTCAACTTCTTCATCAGTTGCTTCATATGCAAATGCTTCTTCTTCAGCTTCGTCATCGTCACCTTCTTCTGAATCCATGTCCATTGGCATTTCGTCGC